ATGAATAGTATTGATATGTATCTTAAAATCTTCTCGAAATGCAGAGTAGTGAGTAAGCTATTCTTTTTAACTGTACTTTTTCTGTTTACTACGGTTTTGCTATATGCCCAGAATGATCGGGCTAAAGGCATAGTCTCAATAGCTGCCGGGTTGAATAACAATGAAAGTTGGGAATTGGAACCTTCCGTAACTTACTATTTCAGTAAATATATTGGTGGTTCATTAGGACTTAATGTAACAAGCCAATACAATCAAGCTGGATTCAGTGGCACTATTCCGGGGAATAATAGGATATACTGGTCAATAGAAGACGATGAAGCCAATGTCGCTAAATTTCTGCTGCACCCAGCAATTTCCTTGCGTACACCAGTATTGTGGCTAGACAAAGATCATGAAACAGGATTGACTATTCAAATAGAACCGGGAATGTATATAGCTTTGCCTGTTAATGATCAAGTCACGGTGAACTATAGAGATAAGGATCACAATTCTACTATCATTGATTCCAAAAGAATATCTAACACTAAGGGAGATTGCATCTTTTGGAATATACGGGGAAGTATTTCTCTGAATATTGATAGGTTCGTCTTGTCCACAGGTTATTCTATCTCAAACTTTGATATATATTCAGGACGTCGGAATATAGTCGTTGAGAATCTGAAATTAGACCAGAAATTACCTATAAAGGAATATACATATACTTTCTTTATATCCCTTGGTTATTGTTTTTAGTCCTACACATAATATTAATCATTAAGCTACTAAAGTATGAATACAAAAAAAACTGCAGCATTAATCATTGGAACTTTATTTTTGCTAATACCTACAGTTAAAGCTCAGAGTAAGTTTCACATTATATTGGATTATCATTATAATCTTGGAATCTGTGAAAAATACTGGGGAAGGACGTTTGATAGGGGAGAATACAAATTGTATGGTAACTCATTGCATCTTACAGCATTGTATGATATTACACAGAAAATATCAGCTGGTACTGGCATAGGAGCTGACCGGTACGAAGAACCAGGCTACAACACGTTTCCCGTTTATGTGACTTTTCGTTACCGTCCCCTTACAAAACTTCTGAAAAGCTATGTTTTTACTGATCTCGGTTACGGCCTTTTCAAGAACGATAATGTGGCTCCAGGTTGGATGTGGAATGCAGGTATAGGTTACACAAAGATGTTTCGGAAGCATTTTGGTGTTAACCTCCAATTAGGATATAACCTTAAGCAATTTGGAGGAATACCCTCTTATGAAGTCGACTTAGTTAATGGGGAGTTTAATTACATAGGGAAGAAAAGCAGTATTCGTCATTCTGTTTCATTTGGTTTTGGCTTAGTGTTTTAATTGTTAATTTTGAGTCTGGTGTATGATAATGCTTTAAAAATGACATTGTTATCCCTTACAATAGATTTTGCCTTGTACTCTCAATGAGTACAAGGCAAAATTAAATAGTGTCTCCATCCCCAATAACTATGTCAAAGGGATTTAAGTCAAACTCATGTGTAATATTAGTATCGTCTTGCTGGCTTTCCATACCATCCTCAGCAAAGATACACCCCTTTAAAGTAACGCTAGTCGTTGTCCAATCATCGCTTGCCATTGGATTGGCGAAGCTAATAATTAAATCAAATTCACCGATATCCATTAAACTTCCATATGTGCTCCGCAACATTTGCTGTGTGGCGTAGTCCATAGTGATTGAGGCTGTATAGGTTATGTTTCCAAACCCTCTACTTACGGGCTTGCCACCCATCCCGTAATTTGACTCTATTTTACGTTTTTTGTTCCATTTGACACCAGAGACTCCTTCAAGCGTCGTACTACCCTCATCAATGCCTAAAGCTGTAGATGCGAGAGTGATCATACTCCATGAATATGCTACATTATTAATTATCGCCATATCCTTTTATTTAGTCGTTAAACTTAGTCCTTCTTCCACGTAAATCTTTGTAGCGACACCTACGGGGACAATGACATATGAGATTCTCAATGTGTCATTGACAAGTACATTCTGATTTGCATCGATAGTCACTGCATAACCGGAGATTTCTTGTGATTTTTGCATTCCTGCTAGTATATCGCCTACTATACCTTTAAATGCTGTTATTTTGGAGGGTGCCAAGAAACCCGTGCTAGGATTTACCATTAAAGGGCTATTAACGTAGGGTAATAATGCAGCACGTACTGCACGCCGCGATTTGTTGATAGTCCTATTACGGGCTATTGTTCTGTAATCTCCATCAGAGCAAGTCTGATCCTTAGAAATGTAAACACCATTTTCTCTTCCGCTATACTTTATGGGAAAAATGTATCCCTTATCATCCAAGTCATCAAGTACAATAGGCGATAAAGACTCATATCTATTCAGACTGATGAATTCCTCGTCATCTGTTTGGTTGATATCTCCAAAGCCAAACTCAATTTCTTGAAAATCATCTGAGAATAAATTGAATTGCTTGACCCATGCTATTGATTCCTGCACATTGGCTTTCGCCAAACAACCCAAAACGGCACCTAAAAATCCTACCGGAGTATGATTAATATTACACTTTTGTATGGTAGCTATAAGTTTTGAGTGTGCCTGTCCAAGGATAATACTGGTGCGACTTGCTTCACAAATACAACTCGGTATCTTATTTAGGTTCACTTTTTTCCCTTCTATGGTATTAGCGCCAGTGTTGGAAGGATTTGCAGATAAAATAATCGAAACTGGCTGATTTTGTGATGCCATTGTAATAGCTTTGTCATTGATGGATTTCACTATGTTCAAATTATACTTATCAGCATTACCATTATCTTTCCATAAAGATTGTTCTGTCCAAACTCCCAATTGATTGATTGTGCCGCCTGATATACGTTGCATTATTTCTATCGCATCCCATGACACAGAACAATCCGCAAACATGACATATAACTTTCCGGCTCCATCTAAATTACCGCTGAGTCGGAAAAATTCGCTTATATGATAATAGGGAATCCCATGGAAGAAATTCACGTTGTTTTCTTCATCTTCTGTTGCCTTTACTCTTTCAATTATTCCAAAATCTTTAACTGCTGATTTCAGATTAGTAATATAGGCTACATCGTTCAGTTTAAGTTTGGCTTCGTTGTTTTTGCCATACCCTGCTGTAAACAATATTGGTTGAAGTGATACGTCAAACAGAAGGCCAGTTACTTTTTCATTGCCGGATGATACGTCTGATGGTATATTTCCATCTGTATCTGATATGAATACATTTCCTAATGCCATCCTACTTTAGATTAAGGTTTATAAAAAGGATTTTTGTAGAGAATTGCATTCTTTCTGATATTCGGCAGTGTATCAAGAGTATATACGCTCCCTTGCTTGTCAATGTATAATTCTGGATATTTGCTATTAACTCTTAAAGTTGCCGTTACTTGCGCATCTGGTTCATATTCTGGCAGATTGTATTTAGTAGCTGTTTTCCTGTCTGGAACTGTCGGTGTTAACTCTTCCTGCTTTTCTTGTTTTGCTTCAGATGTTGGTACAGGATTCACTTCTTTTACTTCTGTGCTTTGTGCCACATCTTCTGTCGTATTTTTAAGTTTAGCCATAGTTTAGGTTTAATGTAAAGAAGGGAGCGGAGTTGAGCTCCACTTCTTTGTAGAATAAGGATTTAAGCTTATACGGTCTTTTTGTAGGCTGTATGGATTACAATCTCTGCTGGTCTTACGATATTTACGTCCATCTTCATACGGGCTAAAAAGAAGAACAGTTCAGAATTGGATTGAAGGCGATCAATCTTAACTACTTCAGTGTCATTGGCATAGTCAACACCCATCCACAAGTTAGAATCCATACCCGTTGAAAAATCGGCTAGAATAATAGTATGTTCAGGAATTCCGACTATGGGGACAATGCGTTTCCCTTTGAATTTATATCTATTTGTTTCGGTATTTTCGGAAAACTTGTAAACTTTATTGGATGCGTATTGGTCATAAGAATCCCATGCGTCCCATCCAATTACATAACATAGGCTATTCTTTTTTCGGATTTGTTTAGGGCATTTCTTCCACATGGAGTATAATGCTTGTTCTACCGCCTCACCATCTGATAACTCTGTTGTACCGGAAACAATAGCCTGACCGCCGGCGATAGTTTCGGCATCTGTTGCACTCACATTATCTATGATACGTTTGATTATGCCGTCGAAATATTTTTCTTTTCGACTACCGATTTTCGTGCAATCCGTTGGTTCTGTGATACTGGCACTTGCTGTGCCTCCTTTGGCACCCGTCCATATAGCATTGCCTATATACTCATTCTTTTTCTCGATTAGAAGTCTAAGCATAGTTGCTTGGATTTTAGGATCGAGTTCGCGAAAAACTAGATTACCATCAGGTTGAGCGAATTTCCAATACTTCTCATAATCCCGAGGATTAAATTCAAGGTAAATCATGAATTCTTGAGGTTCCAAATATCTTTCTGTGAAAGTGTATTCATTTTCGCCATCAGGGCCTTTTGCGCCATGTGTAGAGAGCGGGGTTGGAATATTATCCTGTATAATATCTCCCAATTTTACCGCAGGTAAAGTATATTTGTGTTGTATTCCACTTTTCACATGGATCAACCCTTCCTTGAACGTGTCATTGCCTTGGGCTGTGTAGGTCAATAAATCCTCCAGTACTTCACCGGCGTAGCCATTTTGAAGTAGATTTACAGTGTCTGCCATATTTTGTGTTTTAGATTTAGGTTTTGTGTTGTTCGGGCTGTTTTGCCCATTTTATTTTCTTAGTTCTTGGGTGTCGCCAATCTGCTTTATTCAAGCTTTTTAAATTCGAATTTTTCTCCTACAACAGCATTTACCTTTTCCGACATTTTTTCTTCCACTGTTTTAATAGTTTCTGTGGCAGCTTGAATGTTTTTAGGATCATTTGCAATCTCCTGGGTAATTTGTTCACGCGCTGGAATAGAATTTAGTGTACTTTCGGCCAAAGTAAAGTTTGCTTCTGCCATGCTTACCCATTGGATTTTGGTTTCCTTGCCGATTTTCCCTGCTTCAATAGCATCATCTACTAGTTTGTTAATCTTTGTGTTTCTTTCTTCCAGTTCTTTTTGTTCGAATACTGTGAGTTTGCTGGTCACGCTTTCCAAGTCTTTTTGTAAATTTTGTATTGTAGCGTCTCTACCGGCAATTACAGTATTTGCATCACTTAGGTTTCGTTGCGTTTCGGCTAGTTTAGCTTCTACTGAGATTAGTTCAGAGATTCGTGCCATAACGTCTTTCGGTTCAAAAGTTTCTTTCATACCTAATGATGCTGCTACGGCGGCATATTCAAATGGGATTGTTCTTTCTTCTGCCATATTAATTTTGTATTCGTTGTTTTCTTTTTGTTCAAGAGTAGTTCTTCCTTCTTCGTTTAGTTTATTTTCATCTTCTGCTGCGGCAACCGCTTCCTGATTGAACGTTTCCATCATATTTTGAATTTTAGCAATATCCTCAACTCCATTCATTGCATTTTTGACTTTTTCACACAGCTGCTTGGATGTTTTCAGAATATTCTCTGGAGGAATGATACCGGCACTAACAGCGGCTTTAGCATCAAAGAATGTCCCATCCCGTCCGGCTTTTCCATCCATAATAGCCTTTACTTGTTCTTTTGTGAGTCCGAACCTTTTCCTGTATATGGTTTCGATCTGTCCGACAAAGGCTTTCACCATATCCGAACACTCCATGTCTTCGGATTCCGGTAAGAAGGGGTTGTGGATCATCAAGATGGAATAGTCTCGCATCAGGGAACGATTGCCTGCTGCCCAAAGTACGGACCCCATTGATGCAGCCATGCCCTCGATGATACATTCTGTTTTAATTTTAGAGTTCTGGATCGTTGAATAGGTACTCATTCCGTAAAGCACAGAACCGCCCTCAGAATTGATGAGTACCCGTATCACTGACGGGCGTATGACATTTTCTAGAAAATCAAATTCAGAATTAAATATGGCAGTGGACTCATCTGTTACTTTTCCAAAAAAACGTATTGTTGCAATTTCGTTAGAACGTGCTTCGCCGACAATGTTTTTAAATTCGTTTGTGTCCATAGTTTAAGGTTAGTTTCACAAGAATAGATAAAGGTAATGTTAAAAGTTTACAGAAATCTGTCCGCTTACATTTTGGACTTATGCAGGTTATATTCCTTCTTCTTTACCATCTGTATCTGGGGTTTTAACAGAAGGTCTGAAACCAGTAGCATCTTCATAATCAGGTTTGGAGTGTATCTTATGCTCTTCGTTATCGTGTTGTGGAGCGTCGATATGATCAGTAAAGGGAGGCATGACCAAATATCTCTCTACCCAATTTCGGTACTTCCATGCCGTAGATTCACGGAACCAAACCTCATAGTCTATCCAGTACGCTTGAAGCATATTCACTGTTCGCGGCATATCAAAGTATGTCAGGTTACACCTTTCGTTTAATGCAGGCTCGTGGTTCTTTGCATCTTGAATTGCAGCATTGATATGTTGGAAAACAATAAAAGGGGTACATTCAACTTTGGAATCGCGGTTATTGAGATTATTTAGAATAAACCTGATGCGCATCGTAGCCCTACCTTCACCCAGTCGTTGTTGCTGGACAAGATATCTGATATTGATAAAATGGATGAATATGGCAGGAAAGGCAACTTCGTATTCCAGATTTTCATCACGTATTATGCGCTCAAATTGTCCACTGTCTATTTCAATTGTCCTAAAGAAAGGCGGACTGATTGGGTTGTCTTCATCTTCCTTGATTGTATCGATAGCACGCTTTACCGCATCATACATGTTTATAAATGGGTTTTCAGAAACAGCTTCTTCAGTTACCGACCTCTTTTTTTCCTCTTCTTTTTCTACTTGAGGTTGTGTATTCTTTTCTTTCAACATATTATTTAGGAAATCCTTCTAAAATTTTGGGAACAAAATGTTGTAGTATATATTCATCGATATAAGGGCTGAATCCTATGAACTGTCGTTGGACCGGTTTACGTTTGCATCTCCCATTCACATGATATATTTGAAATTCCGGTGCTGTATTGTGAACCGCGGCATATCCTTTGCCTTTGTACTTTTTACTTGCTTTTTGCCCATGATTTTCTTCCAATGTAAAGATGGTGTAACTTTCACGATGCCTATTCCTTGTATGCCGTTGGTTCTCAATGCTTTTGATTGCCCCTAATAATTCTCCTGTATGTTTCAATATCGGATGTTTACGTATTTTCCCCCATCTGGATGTTCTCGGCTTCCAAGGTTTTCCACTACGATAAAACATTTGGTTACTGAATGATGACTCAAAACATTCTTTCGTGTATTTTCCCGCTTCAGTGATAAAATCATTCATATTAAAGGCTAACTTGCTGGATAACAGTGATTCTCTCTTTTCGTTAACCCATTGTGCACAGAATTGTTCTGGAGTTAAATCCATTATATATAAAATTTATTTTTAATACGTTTAACAATCGTCTCTATCTTATCTGGTAATGCAATCTTGAAATACGAGTGGGACTGAGAAAATATTTTCCCCTTACATGCAAGACTTCCAGTAAATACAGGATTTACCTTTTTCTGATAATCTACATCTCTCTTCAAAGATGCATGTATACTAGGCATAGAGCCTTCTGTCATTAAATAACATCTGCACCCGTGTTCAATAGGTGGAATCAATGCTTCTGGAAACTTGTGCTTAGGAAAGGTAAGTCCTTCCATTGAAAGGTGCCACGCGCGGACTCGTTCATCTCCCTGAGTCATATAGGAGACTAGTGTATCTTGCGGAACGGTAATCCACCATGCCGCCATCGTTGCCGCATGAAAAACATCACCATTCTCTTGTGTAGCATACACTTCGTTGTATTTTTTGCATATGTTTTCATATAGTTCGGGATGTTCTGTATCTATATCATTAGGCAACTCCTTCATCAATGTAAACTCTTCGGCAGCAGCAAAATCGACCAGATTATCTATTGCAGCAACCAGAATATCCCTTTCCTCTTTCTCTTGTAAGGTTGTTAACTCATTATTGCTGCGTAGCAGGTTTAGTGCCTTGTTAAAATCCATATGCATGCCCTCGAATACGCGGTCCAAAAGAAATGATGCTCTCAGTGAAATCATTTCTTCCAAAATGTCATAAGAACCAGTGGTATCTTCCTGAGTTTGTATTAACTTCTGAAACAAAGGCAGTATCAATAGGAACTCTTCATGTGTTTGGCTTCTTTTTTCTTTATTAAAAGCTTCCACTTTTCTGGTTTCTGGGAGCAGGAATTCTTCATTTACTTTCCTGCTCCCGTGATAAAATTTGCCACTTTATTCTCTCTTGGGTGCCCAAAACGTTTGTAATACTCCTCATCCGACATAATATGACGATCATTCGAATTTCCTGATGCAGGGATAGCGCCATTGCCAGTGAAGTTTCCTAGCGGAAGAATATTAAGCTGCTTTCCGACAGTTATTCCGAACTCTTTTTCTATTTCGTCGCTTGACACCTCATATTTATCCGTTATCAAGGAATACAGCTTGATCCGATCTTCATTATTCATCTCGATACGGTTACTGTATTTAAACTCTAGTCCCGGCTTGATATACTCCAAGTCTACCAGTCTTGGTAGCACTTCCTCATTCATTACATTTTCGATGAATCGGCGATAAACTTCTATACGTTCACGAAATATGTCCTGATGTGCTTTGGTCGAGCCGACGTAACTCTGCATACCACCAGCCATACTTTCACTTCCTAAAATTAAATTAGCTACCTCACTATTGACAAATTCGATGATGCTTGTATATATTTTTTCAGAGTTACTCATTGTAAATGTCTTAATCTCAATTTCATCTTCGAGACCAGTAACAATGACTTTGTTTTGTGCGGCATTAGCGATATCCTGTGCTAAGCGTTTTCTATCACCATTGTTCTCGCTAACTGTTTTTCCGTGTATTACCGGCTGCCCATAGGTGTGAGAGAAGTTTATATAGTTGGCAACTGTAAATTTTTTCGCGAGTATTAGCGGGGTTGTGGCAGAAAACAATCCTAAATCACCAGAGTTTATAAGTATATAATTTCTCTTATATGTAGCAGAATCAAGATCCCAATTGGGATACCATATCCCTTGTCGTTTAACTACGATCTTTTGTTCTGGTAGTACGTTTCTACGCTCTACAATGTTTACTTCAGCTAATTTTCCTGTTCTAGCGTCTCTTTTCGGCATGATTTCCAAAAGGGTGAACCCATATAATTTGGCTTCTACAATTCCTTTAATGATGGTGTCGAATTGAGAACCTTGTATTAGAAGAGTTTGCTCTATATCTTTAACATATTTCCCTTTTTCGTTTTGTGTAGCTAACATATATCTGTCGCCTAGAATCTGAGATTCTAGGGTCTCAATGACCGAACGTATATGAGCATCTTGTTGGAGACAGGCATCGTATAAATCTATAAGTTGCGCCCGGTCATCCAATATTGTACCTACTACAGTAGTCTGTCCCCTTATGGAACGGTACCGGTTATTACGGTCTACTTCCCTTACATATTCTTGGATTGTCTTCTTGCTAGTGCGAAAAATACTTTCCAAAAGCTCGTGATTGAATGTGCCTTCTGTTGTCACCTTGTTTTTTATTGTTTTTTAAGAGGAATAGCATTTTGGTGAGTGACAATGTTGTTTTTAACAAAAAAAGACATTAAGTTTAAAAATATAAACGATTGATACATAAATGTCTTACATTCCAGTATAATGAATAACTTTTCGACTATCTAATATTAACAGTTGTATAATTTACTGTAATACAGTACTAAATGAGAAATAAATATGAACTATATAGGTTGAAAACAGTCTTTTTTGAGAAACTAAAGCTCTATCTTTGCAAAGTTTTAACATTAATAAAAATGAGTATGACAAAAAGAGAATGAACATTGAAAACATTACCTGTACCCAGAAGAGGTATAGAGAGTTCCCAGAATTATTGTTCGCCTCATCGGCAAAAGGCATTGATTATGTAGATGCAACGTATTATATTCAAAACAAAGGGAATGCCGATAAACATACTGTGAGGGATTTTGAAGTACAGTTCGCATTTTGGATAAAAGCTGTATGTGAAACATATGAATTACCTCAAAACAGTATAATTATTATGAACGATAAGGGACATTTTTTAATTGACGATTCTTTAGCATTGGCACTAGTGGCTTATGTTGATCCCGCATTTGGAATCCACATGTTGGAAAGGATGACGGACATGTTTCTTGATGGTATCGTATTATCAGATACATGCTTGGCGTTAATGGCTAAAGACAGATTATCAGAGGAGCAAATAAATAAACTTTTGAAACATGATGAAAAAACCTTTTAAAGATTCAAAACCTGTGCTCATTTTTAATGGAGCTCAGGTTCTTATCGGTATTCTAAGATCTCTAAATACTACAGCAGAATATTCTGGTGGTAACCTCCAGTCTATCTCATTTGCTTGTACCGGTCTTTATATCTCAACAGGGGGCTACTATTACCGGTATGTTAATGAAGCAGTCGAAGTGTCCTTAGAAGATATTGGGACCCTTCAGCTAAAAGAATTCGATAAACTATGTGGAGAAACTAATCGAAGTTACCGTTCTGTAAGGGATATGGCCCATAGACGTAAAGCTCATCATTCCAAAAATAAAAAAAGACGGGAAGATGAAGACTAGAGAAGGTTATCAAGTAATTGACTTTAGAAATAAGCCGATACGTATTTTAAGAGAAGGCGGGGTAAATGGGACTTGGATATGTCTATATGATTTATGTAAAGTTTTAAAACGACCTATGATGATGGAAAATAGGGAGGCGCAGAACTTATGCCCATCTTGCAGTAAAATTATTTTCAAGAAAAATGATAAACCTTTGTATGCTATCCGCCCTCGGGATATAAGTAAGCTGGTTTTGCTGTTGAAAAATGAAAGTAAGCCAATGGAAAAGCTTTGTGAAGAGTTGGAAGTATGGGCTGGAAGTTTTCGAGACAATGGTGTTGACCTCTTCATTATCGACCAGAAAATTCCTATTGTATTTACTTATATGAATGAATTTCCTGTAACTTTCAAAATAGGGAACGGTAAAATATTTGTAAATGCAACTGAGATGGCTAAAATATTTGGTAAGTCTCCCGCTATATGGATACGTTTTAAATCTACTGCTATATTCCGTCATTCGTTGATAAGCAGTGGAAAATCTAACTCATATGAGGGGCAGGTTATCACTCTTCGGGGGATCAATGGTGCGACGTGGATAGATGAGAGTTTGGTTAGAGGATTTTCTGAATGGTTATCCGCTGATTTTGCTCAATGGTGTAGTGACAAGATATTAGATTTAAAGGCGGATCAAAACTCTACAGTAACTCAGAAGAAAAATGTAATTGGTGAAGTAAGTTCTATTTCCTCTAGTGTTGTTAGTGGTTATTCAATGCCTCAGACCATGGATGAAGCCTTAAAGTTAACTGTAACTTTATTCGAAGAAATTAAAGAGTTGAAGGAAGAAGCAGAGAAGAATAAGCCTAAAGTTGAATTTTATGAGAACTTCATAGAAGATAGGGACTATTTCAAATCTAGTATGATTGCTGAGGAGTTACAAATTAGCACCCGAGTATTACATAGTTTCCTTTTACAAGAAAAAATTTGTATACGTGAAAAACAACAGCTAGTTGTACATGAGAATCATGCAGCCCTTCAGTGTGTAGTTCCATATCATTGGAAAAACAAGAAAGGTAAAACAAACACTTACAATAAGGAGGTTAGATGGACGCCTGCTGGACGTGAGTACATTCTAGAGTTATGGAAATCCAAACATCTGGATGCACAAACAAATGAATAATAATCACTTTTTTAAAAGAAAATTTATGAATGAATCAATGTTGGAAAAAATAATACGTAAAACTGGGCGTAAACCAGTATGTTGTAAATGTCAGGAATGTAAGAAACAGTGTATGAGGGCTCCCTGTTTGGGAACTCCAGATGATATACTAAAACTTATAGAAGCTGGTTTTGCAGATAAATTAGCTTTGACACACTGGGCTACTGGATTATTTCTCGGAAGGGTTAATTATACTATTCGAATGATTCAGGCTATAGTAACAGAGCAAGGATGTGTTTTCTTTGAGAATGGACTTTGCCAACTTCATGATTTAGGATTAAAGCCTACTGAAGGTAGACTTTCTCACCATATGATTAAACTGGATAATTACCAATTTAATAAATCTCTTAGTTGGCAGGTTGCTAAAACTTGGATTGATGTGGAGAATACTGAAAGGGTGTTGAAAGTTTTCGAACGATTCAATGATACCCAAAAACTGAATTTGGAAATGCCTGCTTGGTAATATTAAATATTTGTTATGAATAATTGGCGATAAAACAGAGCGGTTTATGAGAAATGAATGTTTGAGAAGGTTTTTATACGTAGAATACCCTTTAGCTCTTTCGTATCTTTTTACCCCGTCAGAAACACGCTTTATTTTGCATATGATCAATTTTGAATATCTTAAGAAGCATGGTTTTTTGACTAACTGGAGCAATGCTGAATATATAAAGCGAATAGGGATTAGCAAAAATGCATTCAATAATTGTGTGAAGAAACTTATTAAAATGAAGCTCTTGAAAAAATGGAATAATAAATTAGGAAATAGGGTTTATTATTCATTCGATCTGGAGGTGTATACTAAATTGATAGGTATTCTTTCATGTACCAATAATGTAGATGAGTTAATAAAGTTTTGTAATACATCATTTAAACAGGGTAGATTGGTTGAGGATATAACTGAAAAAGAAATCATAGAGTTAAAACATACTCGTCTTTTTTCATCTCTTAAGTATCCCTTTTTACCAGATATCGATTAGATATTCAGGTGTAGTGTTAATGTCCTTGGGGAGGGGAGCTATAATAGGTTACCCCCCCTTGGAAAACTATCATCTATATAATATATTGGTTATATATATTATAAAGAGAAGTATATAAATATAACTTTTAGGATATTATATCGGATTTTATATAGATACTGTTCTTTTTCTAAGCCTTAGAAAAAGAACCAAAAAGAGAGGACTATATAACAAACCCTGCGGGTTTGTATTTATATTGAACAGATACTATATGGTTTTATATATGATTCATAGAGTGTATTTTATGTTTTATTTTAGAAGTGTTTCTCTGATATTTTGTATTGAGAGGAAATTCTTGATGCATTCTCCGGAAACACTCAACTATCAAAGAAGGCGTTTACTTGCCCTGTATTCGTTTTTTTTTGCAAGTTGGTTGAGAGGGCTACTGTAGTTATGAAAAAGATCATCTACGGGCTCTCTTTGTACGCACAACGGTGGCTCGCTCTATCGATGGTTTACATAAATCTCCTTTTCTCATTTCTCGTACTCTAAAAAGAAATTCTCCTGCTTGTTCTGGATTAGCAAAAATGTTCCCGAATGCAATTCTCTCCTTACATGCAATTGAGTTGTTTATTCGACCATGTTTAATTTTACCTTTATCTGTTATGTATGTATATTCTTGTCCAATTTCAGCAAAGAACTCAACAGGTTGTATTCGGCTATAGTGCCCGTTCCAAATCTTACCTACTTGAAATAATTCATCTCTTAGATGACGAATATCTTTCTTTGTGGCAGCAGCAAATTGATAATTACCTTTTTCCCCTATAACTTCATGTAGGGAGTATTGTACTGGAGAATTATTTGATATCATACAATACATGACTATATCTCCGGTATCAGTGATTTCTTTAAATATTCCTACTCCTTTATGATCTTTTGTATAAGAACAAAATCTCACAAACTGATTTTCTCTTGGTATATAGCTACTTTTTACAAACTTATTTTGCCATAGATTCCAACTGAAACCTTTGTGTGCTAATGCTTGGTGAATTTTTAAAACTTCCTGTTTTGTAGCTTCTCTATGACCAGTTGTTGGCTTTTCTATTTTATTGGTAACTAGTCCATCTTCTCCAAACAAAGCAGGTGCTAAATATATATGTTCCGGTGTAACTAGAGTCACAATACCAATGATGATAATAGGGTTAGAATAAACAATTACTGTACCTATTTCAGGTGAATCTTCATTTGCCCAGGCTTGGAACTCTTTGAAAGTAATCAGCTTAAGATCTTCATTATTACGATTGAACGCGATTAGAATTCCTATCTGTGAACAATACCTAATAATTTTCTTTTCATCTGTTACAGTCTTGGGCTTAATTGTCTTGATAAATGATAGAATTTGGTTCCTGTTTTTCATTTCAAGTTTCAACTACTAAAATATATTCTTGCGATAATTTGATTTTATAGAATTTATGCATCTAATGCAAAGATACCATTTAAACTTTGAAATAAAAAAGTTCTATTTAAAACAATACGTATTTAGTCTTTTAAAATAGTATATCAAACTGAACGAAAAAGTAATTAACCAAAGTTGTATCATGGTAATTGGAGCAGAATATTATATAGGATAAAGTCTCGGAAAAGTACAATAGCTCAACTTGAAAAACAAATAGTCTATGTATTTCCGTTTTTTAGTTATATGTGTGTGATTGTGACGTTATTATATACTAAGTGTAAATATATGTGTAATGATATATTTTCTTGTTACCTTTGTGGTATACTAAAAACTATTTTGCTAAGATAAACAATTGACTATTTGGGTTGATAAGGTAGAAATAATATACAAATGTGATTTTTGAATCTGTTTTGCTGGTAATACCTTAAAACATAGGAAAAACGAGACTTGAAAAATTGCCCTCTGGGCATGTGTGGAATCACCACACAGGGTACACCTACCCCTGTCTTTTTTATAAATTGTTATATTGTTGAAAAACAGTCGGTTGTGATGTCGTCTTTTATTAAAAGTCGTTATAAATATGTCTATAAATATTATTTGCTATCAATTTTAATCAAAATAAACTTTTTTAGTCGTTATATACTATTTAAAAGCTATTCTCTGTTTTGCTAACTATCATAATATCAGTATTTAAAATGCAATTACAAATAACTTTCAATTAATTGTTATACTTATATTCCTGGCTTTTGAAAAAATAGAGAAAATATTTTTTTTCAATAAAATAGATATTTTGTAAGTAGTTGAATATCAGAAGTTTATTGGAGACTCTCGCGCGTAGGCGTACCTTATTGGCTTTCAGCCATTTATGAAATACTATTAGAAAAAAAAAGATAGAAATAATTTGCTAATATAAATTAGTTTATTACTTTAGTGCTGTTCCCAAACGGAAACGAGAGGGACAAAAACAAAGACTTAAAAGTTTAGCGAAACGAAATTTTTCATTTGACATTTTTACTATCTGTTTGAAAAGAGACTTTTCCCAAACGGAAACGAGAGGGACAAAAAAAGTCTTTTGTAGAAAACAAAAAAGCAAAGTTAGTACTTTGCAGCGTGCGAATAATCCGTAAATATACTTTTTACTTTTGGTACGACTAAAAACAATAATTCGAGCAAATAATCGGTATCGAACTGTTTGACGAAAAAGAGTTAAGGCTAAATTGTATTAGGAAAAAATATATATTACGTAAAACATGGAGCACACAAAGCGAAATGCCCGCTTATTGGGTAAATCGTTTCGCTTGAATGAATGTAATTTTAACGTTCTTCTTTCTATCTATTCTGTATTAGAACGTATGAACTACATCCATTTATTTGCAGAATAGACGAGAAAAAATACACTTATCCGTACTAACGTACTAAGTACGTCTAAATATCGCGAGGGTGGTTCGACTCCATCCTCGCGAACAATTTGTACTGTTGTATAAATTTAGAACGTATTTATTAATGTTTAAAAAGTATTATTATGACAACAATTAACTTTTCTAAAAATTTAGTGAGTGTTTTCACGAGTGATGAATTTGATAAAATGTTGGCAGATCGCCCATTATCAAATGTTGTTTTGCGAAACAAAAACAAGGATGAGATTATTGTGCTTGAACGTGTTGGCGTTTATGCAGAAAAAGACATCCCCACGATTGCGGAGCTTAAAAATGCTTGGGATGCCATGTTCTTTAACACATGGATTATTAAATTCACAATCGAAGAGAATGCACACAAGGACTTGAAATGTGGTAATATCTTCCGCAATTTGGACAAGTTCGACGTACTTATGTTCTTGGGCGGAAAAATTGTTTTCGATACTTCAGCGCTTAATTTAACGCTGATTGAAGGGAGAATCGGTATTACTCCCAAGTCGAGAACACGTGAACAGTTTGCGACTAAGAAAGGATTGAAAAAATTCTGTTCGCTTATTTCTACCAGTGCATGGAAAATGCTGAATATTGAAGTTCTTGTAGCTGAATCTTTGGCAGAAGCGACTAAAGAAATGGTGGAAGAAGCAAAGAAAGAGGAAAAGCCGACTTCTAAAACGTCTAAAGCTACCGGCAAACGTAAGAAGGGTGCAGCAAAAGAGGTGAAGACCCCTGAGGCGACTGAAGTGGCTGAAACAGAAGAGCTGAAAGAAGTGGTAGCTCAAGCGAGCTAAATCAATCACACAGAATGAGCAAAGCACCTGTCAATGGTGTGATGTGGCATAATCTGAGGGTTCGATACCCTCAGTGTGTGCAATACTAAAATGTAGTAATTATGAGAGAAATGTATTGTCTTGGGGATTATGTGTCCCAAATTGGTTGTCGTGTGAAAAAATGCAGGAAGAAGCCAAGTATTGAGCAAATATATAACATCCAAAAATATTTGGGGGTAAATATACATAAATGCTTGGTAAACAATGTACGTATTAACGATATTATTTATCTGAATTTTCAAAAGAATTACATCAGTATTGTATCCGGACGTACGCTAGAGGAGATGCAGTCGTTTTGTGACCAACTCAACAAAATTGGTGAGATACATGCTGTTTGTTCTGATCTGACGGGTAGAGTTATTGTAACATTGACGCCAATAATTTTTCTGCAGGTTTCGCTGATTTTAGCGGAAAAGCGCGGAGTCGATTTAAAGAGTAGAAACTTCTGTATAACGCCTTAACACGTTATCAGTGTGCCTTGTTTTGCGAAAATTGCTTATTGTATTTTTTACCAAAACACAATCCTTTTCTTTTTTTGTAACACACGTAAAAATGAAATGCGATACACAAAGATTTTTTCCGGCGCGGATCACTGGGTTCGTGCCGTTTTCTCAAAAGCCTTCTTGAACTGTAATATACACTTTGCTGGGTTTGAACCCCAGGCAGTTTACTCTACAAATTTAACTTCTACAAACTTCTTTGCGTTGTGAAACGCCGTTCCCACCCCCGACATAACACGGTTGATGCAGTGCAGTAGGACTGTTTAAATTGTACTTAGCTGTACAATCTGCATCCCGCTGTTATTCTCTCTTGTGGGAAGGTTAGAAGTACTGATATAAATTTGTGCAATACTGATTTTTAAACTATAAAAACTAAATGATAATATGGGAAGAGAACGAGAAATCATACCCGAAGAACGGAACTATACTGTCAAATGTGAGTGCAGTATGTGCAAGAACACAACAGATGTAAAGGTGCGATATGGGGACTATCTGTTACGGTTTGCTATGAATAAACCGGTTCAAGATTGTTTTCCATACTTAAGTGTGCCAGAACGAGAAACCATCATTTCGGGTATATGCCTGGATTGTCAAAAGAAACTATTTGCGAATAATTACGATAAAAAAGGTAACTGGATAGGTGCATGTAGGTTAGCTATGCAATAGTGATAAGTAATAGTGGCAACAACTGTAACTTATAACTGTTTCAGTAACCTTTTTGAACATTTGTATTCATAGTCTTTGAAGGTAATAATATAGATTAATATAAAGGTGTGAATTATGACCTATCAAGAACAACATAAGGCGCTGGAAAATCGGATTATTTCCAGCTTGTGTGAAATCAAAGAATATTCGTGTGAGCTATTGCCACACACTGTCTTTGTCGAAGAAGCAGGGGAGGATTGTAGTCCGGTATATAATAAGTACTCGCTTGTCTCGATCAATCAAAGCGAGAAGACTTATATGCAAAATCCTTTCATTCCAAAGAAGAAAGTGAATTTCATCTTTCTAGTATCAGTATAGACTGGCTGGTAACTGTTTCCAAGTCGAGAATAATTGACTTGACTGATTTTCTGAAGGTTACCTATGGTAGCAAGAGCCCTGGTACTTGGATGGACGAGGATCTTACATTGGAGTTCGCCCGGTGGCTGTCACCGGAATTTAGAATCTGGTGCAACGACAAAATCAAGGAACTTCTGAAAAAGGGCGTTGTATCTTTGAACGAAAAAGAGAAAATGCTGTTCGGTAAAAAAAATCAAGGAGCTGGAAAATAAAGTTGAAGAACTCGTCCCGGACGTTGAGTTTGGAAAATCCGTTCGCCACAAGTTTGAGCAGAACAGCGTACAAGAAAGCCTTATCAGAACTTGGATTCAGGTTTGATGGCTATGATGAATATGGGGGCAATACTTACAGTAATGGGTATGTGAATATTGCTCTTTATTACGAACACGGTGATTGTTGTTGGTACATTGAAGTAGCGAACGGGCGGTCAGATACAACAGATAATTTCTACAACACGCCCAATGATACGCCTAATATTTATGGCATGTATTAATATTAAATAAGGATATGAATAAAGTAACGTGTCCTTTTTGTAAAAGGTTTGAAACAGACAAACGAGGGGAAGGCTGTTGTAATTGCGACTATACAGGATTAGTTCCTGTTGGAGAAAACTGTAATTTTAAAACCGAGGAAGAAGCATTAAAACATGATGATAAATTTCCTATTGGGATTTAAAGTTTAATACCCGAAAGGGCTACTGGCACATCTCTAATAGCTATATCCTTGCCCGCGCTCTGAACAATGATAATTTAAGACGAGCCAATTATCCTTTTCTACTGGACTGTTACCGTAAAGTTGTATCGTAAGTAAGGAACCGCTGTATGCCGAATGGCACGTACAGTGGTGTGAGAGGTCGGAAAACGAAAGTAGGAAGAAAACTACTTCGTTTTCCTCCTACTCGATGGGCTTTGATATTGAAACTATGTCCGGATTGTACCCGGGGATGCCCACAAATTCTTATAATTATTATCTCAAAATTTCGTCGTGAGACGCCGTATCTGCCTTAGTTTGTAGCACTGGTGGTATAGTGGCTATGCCCTTAATTCGCCTTAACGGGCGAGCTATGTCCCAGTGTTTTTTAGAAAAACTGAGCAGAAAGATGAAAAATAATCAAAAAAGATTGGGATTTACTCACCGTAAGAGTAAAATGAATCTCTACTCTTGGAAAACAACATTGTAAAATCATTAAAAATATAAGATATGAATTGGTGTTACACTTCTTATACAATAGAAGGAAATCAGGACGAGATAACAGACCTGATGGAAAAGTTGGAATCACTTTCCAAATACTCCAAATCTTTATTGCCCAACGATTTTGGAAAGAACTGGCTCGGGAATCTCGTGCATTTGTTTGGCGGTGTTCCGGAAAAAATAAACTGCCGTGGTCATTTTCTGAATCTGTTTTACGCTGGTGACAATATCATCCAGTTTGACACGGAAACAGGGAATGAAGAATTGTATGAAGTATGGGCTTACATCCTACAATCATACCCTTCCTGCAAGTGCTATTTTTATTCCGAAGAATGTAGTTGCCAGCGCTATGTAACGAATGATAAGGAAGGACGCTTTTATCCGAACCGTTTTCGCCTGGAGTACAAAATCGATGATATTCATTTGATGGAGAATGAACACGAAATGCTGATTCAAGTATCCACTATTGTGGGAAAAGAGGTTTCTAATTGGCATGAAATGGAAGAAGCTGTAAGAAACTATAACAAGTATCAGGATGAGGATAATACTGTCAGGGTTAATAAAATTAGCGAAATATAAATTATGGCAGTATTCTTACAAGATTCGATAGAAATTTGTGAAAGGTTTGAAAGCGAAGAACTGGAATTTAGGGCGATACCATATATTGATACCAAGACTGGATTTCTCATCTCGCCGCTTACTGATGCAGAATGTGATTTTGTTGAGTGGGCAGATTGCATAGTCAACAATCAATCTGATTGGTTTGGTTTTAGACCCGACAATTGTATGTTGTTTGCTTTATACCTCAAGAATAAAAAGACGGGAAATATTTATTACATCACATCTTAACATAAGTTATGAAAGTATTGAAAGTAAAATTACATCATATTGATACAGGACAGTGCATGGAGGTATGGTCAGTTAAACCCAAGAAAGGTGGTCCCCGCCGATACGTTGCTCGTAATACATCGGGCAATCACGAATGGAGCTGGCTCTGCGATGCTCCTTATGGATACTGTGAGCGCGACTTTGAATGTAGTCCTGGAATAATGTTTATCATTTGCGATAAGTATGGGCATGCGATTCTACGTGACGGGAATGATCGTACTAAATTTCCAAACTCTTTTCCCACATTGGAGGAATGTTACGATACGGCATGGAAGGATATAGAAAAGAATCTATATATAACCCGTATTGGATTTGGCGAATGGATTCTTAAACAAGCTACTGTTCCTCTACGAACCGGTACGGATGAACAGAACTGGAAAGACAGTTTTCAGGAGATAGACAAAATTGAGGTTTTGTCACGTTTCAAGTTTCTGAAAAGAAGAAAGGCTATTTATAAATTGACGAAAAGGCATACTGAATGTTGTGTGTCGTGGTATGAATATTATGCCGGAAATTTCCCTTATAATGAGAATGAACATTTTGACAAGTTTTTTGCTTATGAATTTCATGAAAAGCATATTGGAGAAATACTCGAACTGCTTGGCAAGCGTTGTGATGATATTGATCACGCTTCAGTACAAACTGCTTATGACGAAGAACGAGGATTGACAAGTCATTCTTTCATGGGAAAAACTGTGGGATATAATCTTTCTTATGAAGAGATTTGTGATATCAAAAACAGGGCCATAAAAAGCGTAGCTGATAGTTATCAAGAAGCTACTACTTATTTCTATGCTCTTAGGAATAATGAGGGAAGTATCAGAAATATAGATGCCATTCTTTATTATATGAGAAAACAAATACAAGAAGCAAAGATTCTTAGAATGAAACAATAGCATGGACATTCAGCAATACGTTAAAGTAAACTTAGGTAAAGAAATAACCTTCAAGAACTGTGATAACGCCAAAGGAACGGCTATTATGGAAGGCATGGTGGTCGGATATGATAGCTGTGGGATAGAAATTCTTGTATCCTATACGAATAATGTCGGTTGGTCGCCAAATGAAATTGTAGATGGAGATGATATTGTCCTATTGCATTCTCCTCTAAATGTAAGTTATGATTATGTATTCCCCGATAAGGTTATGAGTTCTTTAGTAATTGAAGAATCAATATCCAATACTCAGTCTTACCAATAGCTTAGAATGGGAAGGATTGCTAGTCGAAAGACTTGGTAATATAATCGGTGTGTGTACTGACATTTAGGTCGTTCAACTTATGTGGTCAAATAGTTTAATAAACTGCGAAATATATGAATATAAATGAAATAATGCTTACTGTAGCAAGTGAAATAGCCCGTGATAATGGCTACATCCTGGCTGATGAAAGAGTGATCATTGGAAAAAAAGATTGGTTTTGGGGTAACAGGGAGGCTTTCCCTGATGCTCGGGTGATGTCTCGAACATACATTCTTCCGGCATGGGAAGAGGGGCGTGAAAGGGAGGGGGATTTTACCAGCAAAATTTATTTAGATATGCATTGGGGGAACCCTCGATTACATGTTAGGTATCCCGATGGAACATCTTGTTGCCTCACTTATGGAAATGAGGGATGTTCTGAAGGGCAATCGTTCGGCCCGGCCGGTTTGGAAAAAGCATTTAATTTACAAAGTAAAATTGATAAACTAAATAATGTCATAATAGAAAAATAAGTAAAAATGTATAGATAACAAATCAAGTTATGAAAAATAAATTAATAAAAATACAAAGAAATGGTGGTTATGTGTTTAACAGCAATAACGGACAGTTGGAGATGTACGAGTTCATCTCATGTAAATTCAATTTCAAAGGCAGTGTACAATACAAATGTAAATTGGGAGGTGTAGAAACGACAATTGAAGATGAAGATTTGAAAGTATATGAAAATGAATCTGTTTACAAGGAGAATATTCCGCTACCTCCTTCTAATTTTAATTTTGACGATGCCATGAATCGTTCATACAAATTTCACCCTAAATGGAATAGCGATGAAATACCATATGCTTGGGAATATAAAAACGGAAATGCTGTACAGGTTGATATATCCGGTATTACTTTCACTGACATTGGAGAATGGGCTTTTGAAAAAGATGAGAACTATCAAATTTACAAATCACATTCACAAGTATTCGACTTTCATGATCTCGTTATTAAGGAAGAAGATGGAAGTATTAAAGTGCGGAAATCTCCGGCAAGTAAGCTTAAATTCAATAATGAACAGATGGTTTTGATTGAAGAACTCCAATTAATACTTCAGAAACTTGATGCTGCTAATGTGAAAATATTGTTTGATGAAGACAGGGCTAAACTTCATGCAATGTCTATGGTGAACATTCAAAACGTTGAAAACTGGGAGGATTTCGACGATTCCTATACACAGATTAAAGATATGGTGACAGAAATTGAATGTAACTATATTGCAACATATAATTCTGGCGATTATGGGCTTCATGTAACATTTAAAGAGTAAAATAATAATGTGGTTAAACTAGTGATAGCCTTAGTATAATTTTTACTGACTAACATGCTGTTGCATTAAGGGTTACCTCATTAATATATTTCCCAGTATTTTTAAAAATAGGTAAAATGAAAGAAATATCAATCAATCAACTTGCTAAAATAGTATGTGACTTACCAGTGAAAGAAAAAATAGTTGTCCGACAAAAGTCAACTAATGGACTCCTCGGAATTACGTGCTCAGATATTTTTGATAGTGATCTGATTATAGTATCCCAAATTGGAGGAGGTTTTGCTGCCATATTTGACACTTCTACGAACAACGAAGAAGTAGAAATGTGTACGTGGTTACAAAATATTTTCCAAATTAGTGGTTACGATAAAACAGTTTATCTGCTGGATAAAGAAGAGGTATTCCCTGAATTACAATCCATGAACGAATTATGGGGCGTTACTTTCAAGGTCAGCCAACCGAATTGTCATCCTTCCCGTACACTCTCTATTTCCGAATGTGCATTATTCTCTTCTCGTGAAGAAGCTGAGGCATGGATAGATATTCACAGGGGTATGAGTTATGACTCAGCTTTCTATTCAGAGGATTGCAGTGAACCTAAAGCCGTTTTAATTGATAGTTGGCAACGTAACAACGAGGATAAAACCTCATTAGCAACATTAAACAATGTTGTCCCCAATTTTACAGGGCGTATAAATAACCTTCGTGAAGATATAATCGACAATATCATTTCGATACTTAAGGAAAATGAACTTTCCGAGATTCTACTTGATGGAATGATTGAAGAGCCAACATACGTACTATGGTTTGGCGGTAAATCCTGGTATGATTCACCCGTTACCGCGGTATCACTTAATGATAAAGGTATCAGCATTGATGTAGAAGATCAATTTGAAAATGTATCAACTACACTTTATAGCAATGATGCGGATTTAGCGTTTAAGAATTTATTTTGGCTTGAAAGTATTCGTGGCAATGTGCTAGAGGCAATCAAAGCTACAAAAGTCATGAAAAAAACATTCAACACTCGTCATGATACAGCAGATTGAATTTAATGGCAAACAATATATACTAAACCAATGCTGTAGTGAAAATCATGAAGGTGAAAACTTATTCGAATGGTGCGAACGTAGTAATGTAGGAGAATTTACACGATACTATGATAAAATCGTTTTTCATACAGAGAATGGTTTTGTTGCTGCCTATAGTGATAATTTAGATAATTCTTGGAGTATATAAGGAAGAACATCTTATCTGAAAGTGGACTATGCTCCATGATAGTCAATAAGATAACGCCCCATAGTATAAGGAAATTTGTTTTACGTAACAACTAAAAAGAAAATAATTTAACAAAATGGAAGGTCAAGATATTTACTTTGAAGAAGAGCAAGAAAGCACTGAACTTACTAACTTGAAGGCACGCTTTTACAGTGTCCGTCAAGAAGCTCGAAATTTTATTCTGTACCTTGTTGAAAAACATGGAGGTAAAATTGGTTCTGAGGAAAACCCTATCAGTCTTAGTGTTGAATATTTCGGTGACGCTGGAGTAACCAGCGGATGTATTGAGAGTATTAGTTATAGTGATATTGCTATGGAAGATAAAACGGAACCAGTACCCCTCAGCAATTTGATGGTAGATCCTCTGATTTGTTTTTCCGAAGAATTGGAAAACTATTGCAAAGGAATGGAAAATCTGGAGAAAGGATAGTATGAAAGGATGCATAAGAATCATAGATGCCCAGTTTCATGTAGAAGCTGGGTATAACGGAGGTCAGATGTTCCAGGAACAGCACGATGCTTTTTACAAAGAGCTGAAGGAAATGTTCACGGAAAAGGGATTTCGTTATGAAGAAAGGGAAAATGCTTGTCCGAATGTTGTCCTTGGTAAAACCTGCCTTTATTGTCATCCGACTTGTTTGTCCGGTCCAGTTGAGGAGACTCATTTCCCTGTGCTGAAGCAGATTCTTTCCAGTGGCAAGACATTCCGGTTCTATTTATTAAACAAGCACAATGAATTACAGGACTTTACTCCGGATCAAGAATTGGAATATTACCGCACCTTTACGGTATCAGTAGAGAATGACTTGCTCGTTGCCTTTAAAACAAAGCGAAGTAATCTGTTTAAACTCAAATCTGAAATTCTGGAATTAGAAGCGCAAAAAATACATGTACCCACAATCCGAACTCCTTATCTATCAGGTTATGTTTCCATCTCAATACGTTTTGTAAATGAGTTGTACAAAGACATGGTGAAAAAAGGACTTTTGATTGAAAGTTCTAAAGTAATGGGTATACAAACGATTCTTTTGTGCCGGGCTGCCAATCAAAAGGAACTACGATTATTGGAGGTGCAGAAGTAATTGTGTCACTATCAGAGAATATGTAACAACAAAAGTATTTCAGAAAAGACAAAAAGGAAATGAGTAAAATATTGCGTACAGTTAAAGTGAATCAGATAGATTATTACACCTTGGATTTATCTGGTTTGGGTGCACAAGATGCACTGGCGTGTATTTTCGAATTATTTGGCGTTAGACAAAGCAAAGACAACATCTATGTTGATGAATATGAAGTTGAGCGCATACAGCTTCAGATACTACAAGAACACCTTTCCAGTCAAAATGATTTAGGAGAACATGCCAGAGATTTCGCACTATATCTTCAACAAGCAGAGATTGACAAAAGCAAGCTTTTGCAAATTATAGGAGAACTTATAACCCAAAGCGACCAGCGTAACCCTAAAATACTTATTTCATGGCTTGATGAAGAAAATAATCCCAAAGATTTAAACTATATCAAGGATTTCTATTTACGCAGTGAGGTATGCTTAGGTGAAACATTGGCTTCAATACCCGCAGACGGGCTGACCCTCGAAAAAGCATTTGAACTTTATATTGAGGCAATGAAATGGGGTGAAGGTGATCGCTTTTATCAAGTGACTGAAGAAAGTGATAGCATTGAACTCGGGTGCCAAGAGGACTCCGCAAAATCAGAATCACCATCTAAAGAACAGTGTCACTGTGAAAAATTCTGAAAATAGTTACTTCTCCAAGACTGTGATATATTAAACTTTAAATAGAAGAATTGTGATGAAAATGAACTTGAATAAGCATATTTACGAGGGTTGGACAGTTGGTGACTTTATTGAAAACCTTACATGGCAGGTAGAGTTGATAATGAGTGGTGAAGCCTTACAGAAACCTTTTGCCAACAAGCAAGAATTAACCGACTGGTGTAAGGACAACCAACCTTATTATAAGAAAAAGATTTCGGACGTAAATGACTATTTCGCACAAAAGTACAATCTTGCATGACTAAAAGAAATGACATACAACTGGAAACAGTGAATATATATGCTGAAACCGGTGACTTTGTATTTTGCACATATTGTGGCCAGAAAATACTTCTGCCACGGGGAGCAGACAAATGCCCTGAATGTCAAAAAGTCGGTCACCTGTCGTGGATTGATGGTGAGCCAGAGGAGGTTAATAGTATAGAGCAGCTGGTTGGTCGTTATAAACTAAACGACATGGATGCTGAACTTGAAGACTACTTATCTCATGAAGTCTTGGTTGACGAATACCCAGAACATCATGTCGATACGGACGATTTAGTAGAGGGTGAGATTCTTGTTCGGATATGTCCCGTAAATAAGTACCCCACACTGGTGGAGTATCAAGGTGAAGAACGTTGCCTATGTCTGCATGATGATTCACAAGAGGAAGATCGTAAAGTCGTAGATAACTGGATAGCAACCCAGACAATACCGATACTTGACAAGGACAATCCCGAATTATTTGCCGCATGGCAGGCGGGGAAAGCTGAAATGCACATTGCAACACTCAGCTATTTCCGTGTTTCTGACAAACAATCTTTGGGTGGTTGCGACAATGTTTTCTATGAAAAGAGACAGGCTATGAGAAGTTTGGTAGATTATTTCGTGAATGAGAATATGGAGAAGCTGGAAGATGTATATTATGTTTGTGAAGTCCGTCTTTTTGCTCCGACTCTTGAAGAAAGGATGACCTACCCTGATACTCAGAGTATCTTCGATTTATCTGATTACAGTATGGTAAAACCGTATTATTCCCATCAAGTTAATTCTATTTAATATGAAAAAAGAACAAATTGATTGGCAGGCATACCGCAAGGGGCTGGTATCCTCGTTATCAAACGAACGTTTATGGTCATTAGGATGTAATTCAAAAGAGAATTTCCATCTGGAAAATATTGCGGATCTGGAAGATGAAATAGAGGCGATAGACCGTGGAGATTTCGATATGATATTGGAAAAACATGAGGAATTTCCTGAGCTATTCGATGATTGCCTGCTTTCAGATTCGGACTTTCCCACTATTATCAGTAATAATCCCGGTGAAAACCGATAAACATCAAAAGAATAATGGAAGAATTGGAAAGCATCAAGGAAAGTATGCAACGTCAGAACGGTTCGGTAAAGCTCACGGATGAGAAAGGAGAACCAATGGTGTATGATGAAGAAAAGAACTTGTTTATAACTGATTTGGTGATTGACAAGGAAGGTGCAGTATGTGCTTTGGTACCTTTAGGGCACTTCAGTGATGATACCATCCGGTATATAGAAAAGTTAGTAAGTTAAAATAATCTTAGGATGATGAAAACTAAGAATCTCCTTACAGACCGGAGGATATGGCATTCCTCTCCTAGAGAGGGACTTGAAATGTTCCAGAAAGTTCATTGCTCTATTGTGATGGCTGAATTTACGAATCTCGTTTCAGACAGGCTCTGGACAGGCTATATTGTTCAGAAGACAAAAGAAGCCCATCACTTTATCGCCATCAGCCAGGAGGGTTGTCGCTGGGTAGAATCATACACAACAAAGATAGATAAGCAAGTTGCCTGTACACTTTACACCAGATATCTGGACATTGACATCAATGAGATATGGAACATAGCAATGGCAATTATCGAAGGTCCATGTCCCATAGAAATTCTCCGGAGGATGTGGGAGTTGTTTGACGAAGTCCCTATTGACAAAGAGGAGGATATTGACCAAAACTTCTTGTTGTGGGAAAAAGGAACCGATCGATTTAGCATATGGGACTGGTTCGACAAAATGTGTCCGCATTGCTTAGCACGAGATATCATAGACTATAGCCCTCAAGAAACGTAAATAAAAAAATAATCAATTAAAAACAGTGGTATGAATGATAGAATTTATAAGATAGAAGTAGACGGAATTGAGATTGAAGTTCGTGGATACAGTATAGAACGCTTGTACGGACGCCCCTCAGAAATAGAAGATGTTAACATATCGAGAGCAACAGTCATTGCCCAAAGAAAGGCAACTATGAGCAAATGCCTGATAACGGCAACACCTGCATTTTACATAGGGCTGATGTCCGGTGAACTGGCAACGGATAAACCGGTCTTTTTCAGATTGTATGATTATAAAAAGATGTGGTACGTAACCCTCATGCTTCGCACTGATGGCTACTTTTCAGTCTATGCCTTTAATATGGATAGTCTCAGCGAATACACTCGTGCCTTTACGAGCCAAGAGGATGCTATACTCTTCTGTGCCAATATCTTTAACGAAAACGTGGCCGTTAAAAACTTATATGGAAATATTGAATCGTTATTGAATGCTTGCCAGACGAGAAATGATTATGAAGACCGGGAAGAAGTAGCTGCAAAGATGCTGGAATCTTACCTCAATAGTTCATGCTTTGAGTATGATAAGTTTGCCTCTGCCATTTGCAGAATACATCCTACGCTCCAGCAGAACTATTTCCGCGCCGTTAAAGCCAGTATGCTTTATATGGCATCACGTGACAGAGGCGTCGATCCCCGTAACAAAGCATCTCATGAGATGTGCCGGAAATTGGTGCAAACACTGAATGAAACGGGACTACCTTGTATTTAATGCTTGAACTGTCATGGATATACAGCGAGTATTAAGGGATATGCCCTACCAGATTAAAAGTGCATTTACCCTGCACAATAAAATGAAAAGACAACTGTTGACTGCCATTAAAAAATATCTTCGTTTTAAGAATGAGCAAACCACCAGCTTTTATCCTGATGACGAGGACATTTTAGGATTATTGGAAGAAAATAGTTTTTCCCCTTGTGATGTTGCAGTTTTCAACAAGTATGACTGTGCCAGTAGTAGTGCCCTTAACAAGATTAGGCTTGAAAAGAATCAGCTTATAGTTGATACGGTTGAGAGTGGTAGTATCTTAAATGAAGAGGCGCTATACTACGAAGACCTTATCAATATCTGTGATACCATTGAGAAGTATGAAAGGGCTATTCATATGGGTATTTCTCATAGAATGAAATACTGTCGTTGGAAAATTAGGGCGGCCAAAATCTTGCTGAATAAGACCGGCGAATCTTTAGAAGAGATTCTCGATTTTGTAGATTTTTATTGGAAGCCCAACATGCCGGAGGAGCATAACATTGAATTATTCAAATCAATCATTAACCATTAGCAATGAGAAATAAGCATGAAGCATATTAATCTTACCCTGTATTCTTTCGATGAACTTTCGGAAGAATCAAGCAAAAAAGTCGTGGAGAATGAACGTTGGAACGTTATGGAAGATGTTATGGACGGGTATTCATCAGACTATAGGAAATCGTTGAACGAATTCGAAAGCTTGTTCCACATAAGATGTAATTGGGAGATTAATTATTGCGGGTATTCCTTTAGCTTCAAACTGACGTCTTTCGAAGCCTTTGAATGGCAGGGAGGTTATATAGAGCTTGCAACCATATCCGGTAAGTTACTTCAACGTTTTCTGAGGAATTATATTTTGCCTCATTTGGAGAAGCCGGCATGTTATTTCAGTAAAATGAAAGGTGTTTATCCAAACTTCAGATATAATAAACGGTTTTCAAAAATTAAGAAAATTGTAGAGTGCCCTTTTACCGGACATATCTATGATATATTACTTTTGGACCCTTTACTCAAATATCTCGCTTCACCTAACGATGGCATTAATTACGCAGAGTTGATGGATAAATGTTTACGCTCTTTCTTTATGTCTTGGCATGAAGAATACGAATATTGGGCGGATGATGATGAGGCTGTTAAAGAAGAATTACGTAGTAATCAGTATGAAAACAGATTGTACTACAGTAATGGCGATGTATATACAGGTCCATTGGAATTAAGTGCTTAATTATAAACCAATATAGAAAACAAATCAACAATGAACAGTAAAGAAAAGAAGGAAGCAAGAGTCGAGAGATACAAAGCTCTTGCCGCAGGTGCGACAGCAAAATCCAGTGCTGCCTATCAACAAGCTTCAAAAATGTTGGGAGTCATTCCACCCGGTCAACCGGTTCATGGCTTGGCAGACAGACACTATCGTGAACGGATTAGTGGTCATATGGATAAGAGTGTTAAACTGGCAGATACAGCTGAATATTTTGAAGGTAAAGCAGAAGCTGCCGAAAAAAACAATGCCATTTATTTAGGCGATGAAGACTGCGTGGAACGTTTGCAGGAGAGACTGGATGAACTGGTCAAACTTCAGGATAACATGAAAGCCGCCAATAAGATTGTCAAGTCCCAAAAGCTATCGAACGAACAAATCCGGCAACAACTCTTCGAATTGGGATTTTCAGATAAACAAATCAATGAAATCCTGACTCCTTCATTCACAGGTAGAATCGGATTTGCCAGTTGTACTTTAACCAATAACAACAGACGAATCAGCGACACAAAGAAACGACTGGAACAAGCCAAGAAGATGAAAGCTACCGAAAACAGGGAATATCATGTCGGGGAAGTCAGATTCGTTGAGAATAGCCGTGAAAATCGCCTTCAACTCTTCTTTCCTGAGATTCCCGACAAAGCGTTAAGACAACAAATGAGCAATAATGGTTTTCGCTGGTGTAGTTCTAATGGTTGCTGGCAATCGTACCTGAAGAGATACAACATCCGGTTCGCCAAAGAACTGTTAGCACCCAAAGAAGCTGACACGGCAAACGTACCAGCATAAGAAATCACACAATAAATCATCAAAGCGCAAACTTGAGGGCAGTGGATACATATCTACTGTCTTTTTTATTTTAGAGAAAATGTAAATGTCGTATTATTCAATCAGTAACACTTAGAAACATGAATGTACAAGAAACTAATCCTAAAACTTTTGATTTCGTAACAAACAATGTAGAGGTGATGACACTTGAAACTTTACAGCGTACTTACCAGGAAAACGACACCTCCGGGCGTCCCATTCAGGGAATTTATCATTTCCAGCTTATCCACAGGATATTGGAGATTTGTAAGCAGCACAACATGAACTACGAAATTGAGGAAATCTTTGCCGCCCAAAACAAACAGAAGAACTTCCCTGGAGTCACTATCAACCCTCAATACGAGGTCATCCACGGTGAGAAAGCTGTCGAAGCACATGCCCTGCGCCGAGTATTTACCACCGTACAACTGAAAGACGGTGAGACGGACGAACTGACCACCACACTTGCCATTGCATTTCACCAAGACGGCATACAAGTAGCCATTGGACCGTGTGTGAAAATCTGCCACAATCAATGTGTACTCTCCGCACAGCGAAGCGCTTGTAACTTTGGCAAAGATAAAGTTAGTACTGAAGAACTCTTCGGAAAAGTAGATGAATGGTTAGAGCAGTTTGACACTCAAATGAACGAAGACCGTGAACGTATCAGTCGCCTGAAAGAAACGATTTTGTCAGCACAGGACATTTTCAATATCATCGGTTTGCTAACTACCTTTCGCGTTGCTCACGATAGTAAAGACAAACGTTTGTCGAGACTTGTGAAAAGCTACCCTTTGAATCAGGCACAGATCTCTGTTTTCACAGAAGATCTGGTCAAGAAGCAATTAGAGAAAAGCCAACTGTCAGCATGGGATGTGTATAATGTAGCTACGAAAATCCTCAAGCCGAATCGGGCAGAAATTCCCACTATTCTCAACCAGAATGCCGCTTTCGCAGATTTTCTATTCCAATATTATGCCAGTGGTAAAGAAAATGGTGTACTACAGGATGGTATTATTGCTCTTCCAGAGTAATTTTATCAGCAAATCAACGGAATGGAGGGGCTTATTGCCCCTCTATTATTCATCAAACTATAGTAAAATTATAAAAGTTAATGAACCGTAAAAGACTCGAAGTTCTACACCGGAAGCAAATCAATATAAACTACTCGTGGAAAACAAATCATACTTAAAAAAGAAGCATATGAATGAATTTGCAACGGCTAAACGAGTAACTGCCGTAAGAGATAGAGTGAAAAAAGCTGCGTTTGACCAATTCGTTTTTGGCAAGCTGGGATGCAATCGGATGTTTGACATGACCCCATCGGGCAACTTAGTTCATACCTATTATGGTTTGGCTGAATATGGAGACTTTATCCGTTTTTTTAATAACGCTCCCTTTATCCAACTTAATATTGGAGGTCCTTTTGCAGCAGAATTTGTTTGTGAAAGATTTTTGTGTAGTGTAACTTGGAATGAGTATGCTATACAAGTCGTTTTTTACGAAAGTAGAGAACGGTTATTGGAAACGATTCGTCAATCACAACAGATAGTCATTAATCAGTTTGAATGCTTCGACAATTTGCCAACAGGAATATTACTGGCTTTTAGTGATAAAATTTTCCATAGGTAAAAAAACAAAATATAATAATGGCAAAAAGTTTAAGACAATTGACATGGCATGGGGTAGATATTAATCTTGCTACCAGTCTTGTTGAAAAAGGTTTGGTAGTCCGCTATGTTTCTAAGCAAAGAAGTTGGCAATGTATTTACCGCAATGAATGCGAACCGGATAGATTCTCTTATGGCTGGATGAGTGAAAATGATTTGAAAGAGATGTTTATCTCTGGTTGGGCGCAAAAGAAACTCTATGCTTTTTGTTCTTATTTGGGAGTAAGTTGGGGAGAATGGTTGGAACGTTCGTTTGCTCAACGCTTGAGTGATGTGATTGATTATTTTGGAAGTACAGACATTTTTGGCCTTGACTACTCAGGTGGTGAATATTTTGATTCAATATGTAAAACATTAAAAATAACTTCTGAGCAATTATTGGAATGTGCATGAATCACTTTTAAAGTAAGGGAAAACTTCGGGAATAAGAATACAAAATATTGTGTAAGTTCGAGTTATACCGGTGATATTAAACAGAATGAACCATGAACAAGTATATATGTGTAAAAGAGTACACTCTCCAAGAGTATGACGCCTTGGGTCATGCAACAGAGATATTTGTCGCTGTTGGTAGCATTATGGATGAAGGAAACAAATATCTAAATATGAAATATTGCCATTTGATTAATGAAAAGTGTAATGAAAAATTAAATAAATGAATGAATTGCGAATCGCAAGACTTTGTCGTGATACAAAAGAGCTTGATGTAGTCATTCCAAGGATTTCCTCTGAATACAATCAGTATGTATATAGCTAGGTTGGTTCGCTTGGGGAAACATATAGCTATTGTGAGAGTCATAGCTTGTAGTTGTACAATAAATAATAAAAAATGAGTCAAGAATCTACTTCAGAAAAAGCATACAGATGTATAAGTAACCTATATGTATGGTTTAGTGAATTGTGTGCTACATGGTATGCTTGTGATGATAATAATCCGGAAGAAAGTGCTTTAAAGGACCGAATGACAAGGTTTTTTCCAAAGTCATTAAATGGATCTCTCGATGATATTGCCCATGATGTTTATATATGGGGGAATATGGTACAAAAAAGACAATCCCGACATCAAAGAAAAGTGCCTTTAGTTATTGAAACCTTACGTGATATGACTATTAAACGTCTTTGTTCAATTAGTACCGTACCGGAAGGTTTACTGCCACACAGTGTATATGTCGAGGATACAGATGTTACAAATGGAACCTTCTTCTACAAAGAATACAAGCTGTTGAGTATCATCCCAGAAAATATGACCTGCATTCTTCTTGATCCTGAAACGAAACAGGAAGAAGAGGCAGAGCTTGCAGACATCAACGTCGACTGGTTAGTCACCGTTTGGGAGCGATGTCAAGTATTATCAGCTAAAATGTCGTTATGAAAACAAGAAAACCAACTGCGACTCAGATTTATAAAGAACTGATAGGAAAAGTCGATTGTAGACGTGGTGCTCCAATAGGACGTCCTAATGTGGGAACCAAAGAAGATGCAAGCGGCAAACGGATTTATCGCCGGCATATTCCTCTTATTTATGATGGAGCCTATGACTCCGGAGGGGTGTACTGGGGTTGCGGTGCCCCGTTGTATCTCGAATTCACACTTGATAAATCTTATGTCAATTTTTATAGAAACAAATAGTATGGGACAAATAACAAAAGAGAAAGTTCAGGGATGGATAAAAAGCAGTGTAAAATCCATGTTGGCAGAAGAAGATGGCGCAGTATATTTTTATGATATTATGGGGGGAATATCGCTTATGCTTGCATGGATAGACGGTGCGACCGAATCTGAAAACAAATTTTGTCACAGGAAATATACCATCGAAGCCTCTGTCCGCAAAACAGGTTCGTCCTCTTTCGCGGAAGACTGGACCTACATCGGAGAAGGAAGCACCCTACAGAACTCCGATGAGAACAATTGCTTTGCAACCGTTGTCGATTGTCTTATTAATATTGTCGCTCTCTATCTTAAACCAGAAATTTATTATATACTGCCCAATAACGAACAGATCGAATTGCTCTCCGAAATGCAAAAGGCAAACTTTTATTTCAACGATTTTGAAGAGCCTGTCGCAGACCTTCGGCAAGCCTATCAGGAAAGAAAGAATGAAGACGAACTAAAGGTCATTATACAATGCATAGAGGCACAATGCCTTGCTTTCGCAGAATTTCTCGGAACTCAAAGCGAAGAGATGCAATCGATGATTAATATTGATGATTTGTCTCTTGGCATAAAGGAAGCTCTATTAAAGGATTTAAACTAAAAACGATTATGGCAAATTACACATTTGATATTTTCAAGTACAAGTTAGTGACTGAAAATGGAGTAACAGTTAAGAGTTTGACAGAGAAATGCAAACCGCTGACAGTGGAATCGACCAATTACATTGCAGCTACTTTCAAGGCAGAGAAAAAATACCCATCGGACAGATATGCACATAAACTTATCGATACCGATGCGGAAAAATGGCCTGCCGACACATCCGTGTTTTAGCATAAAAACCGAATTGAAAGGAGAAAAGTAATGAGAAACAAAGAAACATACTCGCATGAGAACTACAGGAGTATACTCAAAGAAGCACGGATATGGGAAGGAACCAATGACAGCTTTTTCTGCACCGGTTGCAGACGCTATGTTCCTAAGAAGGAAGCCGGAGAACCCTGTATCTTTTGCGGCAGCACGCATTGGAACATAAAAAATCCTCTCATTCAAAGTATTATAAATATTGATGTTTTGACTCAATACATGTATGAAACCTTTCGGTATTGCATCGAACCGTTTGTGGCATTTGACAGGCTGGAATGGAAAAACGGAAACATTTTCTACAAGAGAGATGATACAAAACATCTAATAAATGATGATGAAGATCACTTCTTGAAAGAAATAGAAATGTGGTGTGTGTCCCATTGTATTACAGACTGTTTTCTGAGCATATGCGTCCGCTGGACAACAATTTTGATAAACTCTAACGGCAAGCCCGTCGAGCTAACTTTTCTGAGATTCTTTACTTTCAGTTCTCCGGATGAAGTTTCAAGTGAATACAACAACGATAAAGACGATGAGTTCTACTTTAATTTGATTTACAACGAACTATTCAAGACCATAGAGTGTAAAGTCACCAAAGTAGATTTCAAAGCTTTGGGCGAGGATGATAAAGAGTTTAATGTTACTGCGCCCGTTTATATTTGTTCTGATAAAATGATTCTTTCTGATGACAAGTTGCTGGCCGGTTTGTCTACTGATAACCTCCTGAATCACGGTTTGACAAATCTATGCATGGCTCTCTCTGATTTTGCCCTGATTCCTAACCATTGGGGATGCGATGACTATAATAACCAATAAAAAACTAATTAGAAACATTATGAATATAACAAAAACAATGGCCGAACAGGCTGCCATCAAGATGGTAGAACCAATTACTAAAAAGATAGAAGAACTAAGAGGCCAATTGAACCAGATTGCGTACGAAGCAATCATACCCACTATTCCTCAGGATGTACTTGATTGCTTCAAAAAGTGTCAAAGCTATTTTATGGCCCCTTACTATGTTTATGTATGTCATGGAAACTGGAAAATGCTGGTGCAAGGCTTGCCACTTTTTCCGGGGACTAAATCATTGTATCCTGATATTCAAATTGGCATTGAGGATATGGAACGCCTTAGAAAACTAGAAGTTGAAATAAAAGAAATTAAGGAAGAAAAAGAGAAAACAACTCAATCAATCATTGCCACTCTCATGTCTTTAAGAACGATAAAGAGGGTGAAAGAAGGCTTTCCTGAAGCATACAAGCATATGGAAGAATATAGTGAAGAAAAATGTACTGCTATTGCGCTTCCAATAAAAGACATTCTGTTTTCACTAAACAAATATGCACTCACAGCAAACTGATAACATTATGAAAGTATCTTATCACACCTATCATTCATTTAAGGATAAAGATGGGAATGAATGTTCCATGACATCTCAACTCTACATGACTGGAATTTACGTTATATACAACAATAATTCTGCACTTCAAGGCAGTTCAACTCCACAAAAAATCCGGAAGTTGCAGAACAAGTTGAGAAAGGATGAGCAGACAGGAGTTATCTCAGACCTTCACTTTGGTCGTGAAATTATGGTATCCAATGATGGTGGAGTTTGGAAAGAAGTAGTTGATCCCAAAACTATTTTCGTAGAACAAGGGAAGACCTATGATTGTAAGAGCAGCGTTACAGGAAGCACCTATCATTTTACTATTATCGACTTACAAGTAAGCGATGAACGGCAGGATTGCTATCTAACTTTCACATCCGAACCTAAATGTGAGGAGCTATCTATACTAAAAAACGGTGACAATACTTTCAAGGTGAACCTATTCTCTTTCCAAGATACTATTATTCCGATATCGTAAATTATGACAACAGAACAATCTTATAAAAAGCTACTATCTTTACGAGAGGAACTAGAGATAAAACAAAAGAATTTCATCATTGAAACCGTAAGAAGTCACGGTGGGATTATCTCCTGCAAACCAAAACTGGAGGACGGAGAGGGTGACGATACAGACCAAGACTTATATCCAATAACTGCAATCTTCTACGATGGGCACGAAAGCTATCCCAACGTAAGTGTTACAGCTGTCCACATATTAGAGCGTCCGGAAATAGGAGACACCGAAGTTTATGTAGATGGCATCAATCAGGAAACCTGTGAGTTCCAAGAAAATCTTGATGTCTGCCCGGAAGATTATACCAACGTGGTGGCCTTTATTGGCGCAACATTAGGTTTTAATAATCAACAACAAGAATAGCCATGAATAAATATACAAAAGGCCAGCGTGTACACTGGCAAGATCCCGACAACGGGAAATGTTCCTGTGACTATACAATTATCAGCGATATGTCTGCAATCTACAAAGAACATCAGGAAGAGGATAGCGAAGATGATATTATCATAACCGTAGCGAATGATAGTTCCGAGGCAGAAGTTCTTCTTTGTGAAATCAAGCCGATCATCCTGAAGACAAAGGTTCTCACGTACAAACAAGATCATAATACGCTGACTGAGAAAAATATGAATCTGGAACAAATAACAGAGCATTTCTTCATAGCCAATCGCAAAAATGAATCGTACGGAGTGGAAATGGAGTTCATACTAAATGTCAATGGTGTCTTCATGCGGGAAGGTTGGCATAATGAACAGGCTTTTTTACAGGAGGAAGCGGCAACGAGATATGAGGAGTATGCGACAAGTTACTTCAAATGGTTATTAGAGAATGACAATTTCTTTCCCCGGTATATGGAATTGGAAATTGTCAGACAGACCGGTACGCCGGAGGAGCTGAAGAAGTTGCAGACCAGACGTGAACAAATAGAGAAGCAGCGCGAGGCGGAAGAAGCCGAAAGAAAACAGAAAGAAGAGGCAGAACGTCAACAAAAAGAAGAACAACTTCGGAAGGAGAAAGAAGAGAAAGATAGAATCCGTCGGGAAGGCTACGGTAAAGATGTCAAACGCTTTTTGGATGGATTTACAATCTCTAATACCCGTTTTCTTGAAATGTTAAAAAGGAACCATATCAAAATTTCCTCCCATGTACAGAGTAATATCCAGAACCACCTTTCGGAAGTATGTCTGGATAGGGTTATCGGCACTACCAAAGGGCATAACTATAGTAGTGTTTTTAAAGCTATTGATTTGCTCAAAGACAAGTTACAATCACATAAAAATTAACCCGGCATAAATAATGGAAAAACGGAAATCTCAAGAGGAATATGCTTGTGAGATAGATGGCATCATACTGAGAGACGTGACTTGCCATCAAAATGACTGGTTCAAAATTGACCGTCCTATCTTTCTTTTGCCAGAGAATAGGAACAAAAGTTTTTTGATAGCAACCCGAAGTACCGGCTGCGAACTGCTGATGCTTAGTGGAGGCACCAACTTTACTGAAAGACAGATAAACAGAATACTCGGACCACTGGGAAATGAAAGATTTTACATCTGCCACCCCAATGCTTACATGCTTCGAAACAATGCCGAGATTCGTGAAATATCCGGATTACAAGCCGTTAAGGAAATTAGTTTTCAGTTGCCAATTGATTGGTTCCTAATCAATAAGAGAAATGGTAATTGGGAGTTACGGAATCTTCCCCGATAGTCAGAATTTACAGAAAATTAAAAATCAAGGAAAGGTCAGGAACGTATGAATAAGACAATAAAAAACAAGATGCAGTCACTCACGGTTTTCGTCGAAGATGGAAACGGTGAAACCTATATGACAAGCATAGAAGATGTGAACCAGGTAACTGTCATAGCTACTATGCTTTCTTCCCTGAAAGCCCCTGTTCCCATGGGGTCCATATCAGCCATAGATATAAAGAAGCGCATCCTGGGGACATGCAAAGGTTGTAGATTCCTGGATAATAAAAATATGCTTTGCCGTGTTCCTACGATAAAAGGCAATTTTGCATTATGCTCAGAGAATAACCTCAGATGCTACCAATATCGAACTTAATAGGTATAATTGATAAAAATAAGAAACATGGACTATGTACTATCAGACGAAGAACTTAGCCAGATGATGCTCCAGAATGAGCATGACAAGATATGCAAGGAATATCAACAACGGATTACATCATTGAAAACGACTGCAGATGAGCTCCAAACTCAGTATATCCTCCAATCCGGCAAATTCGATAAACACTCCGAGACTGGAGAATTGGTATCGCTTCTGGAAAGTATGAAGAAAAATGCCAAAAGGCTTTTACTCTCCCTCGTGGATAAACAAGGAGGAGCTATCAATGATGTGGATAGATCTATATACTATTGTGACAGCAGAGGAGAGATTTGTGAAGCATTGATGGAGTGTATTGTAAGCAGCGGAGTTATCACTATAGAAGGTGGAAGAAGGACTCATATTGACAAGTTGTTGCCAGATATCTTGTACGGACTGCTCAATATGCTACATGATGATTTTTCTCAAGAACCGGAAACCAATAAATAACCATACATCATGAAATATCTGCTAACTGAAGAAGAACATAAAGCACGGATTCAGATTAATTTGCACAGGAAAATCTGTAATGGATATCAGGAAAAAGTAGATGCACTTAATTCTGTAATTGTCTTGACTCGTCTTAAAATCAAATTGAAAGATGAAAACCAGAAAGACAATTTAGACTTGAAAGATGTCAATTTCCTATATGGATATATACGTAACAAGGCTATAGACTACATATTCTCCCTTGCAAAAAAGTATGAAAAGGAAATAAGCGCTCAGAAGTTCGGAGCACTTAATTTCACTTTCGATTACGATGCAGACTGGGCCGGGATTATGCAGTGTGAGTTAGGGAGTATTGACTTTCAGGAGCGAATGATTCTGGACGATAAAGAACATGAAGTTGAGCTGATAACTCTTACCATGGACTCTATCATAAACTTTGCAGTATATCTCGAAAAATATTGTAAAGCGGCATGATCAAGTCTGATGTCATTTTAAAGTTGGAAGAACATGCCTCATATAAGTACGATAAAGGTTGCATTTATAATCATTCAGCAGGAACTTTCATTATTAAGTACCTGATAACTAAGAATGGAGCAGTATCACATACTATACAATTTAAAATGGAATCTTCTTTATTATGGACTCTGGGAGATGTTAATGATTTTCTCAGTATATATCATCCCGATATTCGTGTTGATATGCTTAGTGAAAGGCGATATGGAGAACCTAAACTGTCTAAACCCGTTGAAATCAAAGGTATCCGTCAAGCTTTCGGCATATCTTATGTATATGGGGGACAGAACAATGTAAAAGCCTCCAATCTGATTTATATAAAAGGAGACGATATCTTTATTAAGATCTGCGACTATAACAGCCAGCTATTCCGTCCTCATCCCGAGTTGTCGGGCGCACCTCTTACTGTTATAGTAGAGCGATATTTCCCAGAGAAATCTGTTCGACAGAAGTTTATCTATAATGATTGTTGGGGCAGCATTGTTCTCCGTGGTGAGGCATGGATGTGTTTTAGGCATATAGTTCCTCTCATAAAGAAAGCGGATCTGACCGTTAGTCTAAACGTCTTGATCAATTTAAGTAGAGAGTTTCCGTACTTAGATAGTAGAGAATGGCATTTCTGTTGTGAAAACTTAATCAATCAAATTAAAAACGGATGTTTACCGACGAAAGAACATTAAATAAGATACATGCTACCCTTGATGCGAGTGTATCTCATGCCACAATGCGACCGCAGGATTTGATTCCGGTATTTATGGAGGTTCTTTGTGATACTCCTGAATATTTACAGCTTATGAACTCTGTACCAGCGTATGCGTCTGATGATAAAGCATCGGACTGGTGGAATAGCGAAGAGGCGATTATGTTGCTAGAATCGCTATTTGATACTCTCAACTCATACGCTCCCGATGGGTATAGCTTCTGCTCTCATCCGGGAGATGGTTCTGATTATGGATACTGGAAATTCACTGAAAACTAAATCAAAAAGAAACTATATGGCCGCAATCGACAAGCTATATTGCTATTCAAAGAAAGATTTCATTATTTTCTATCAATGGTGTATTAAGTTTGACCATATGTGTCAAAAGGAGACGCAGAAGTCAATAATGGACTTCTTGTATACGGATTTGGAACATTATGATACTACTTTCTCCAGTTATGTTTTTGGGGTGCCTGTAGCCAATTTTCCAAACAGCATAGATATGTGGTTATTAAGGCATTGTCCGGTAGAGTGGGTGAGAAGTCGGCTGAGAGAACAATACTCATCGTATCGGCTGAAATCTAAAGATATTGCACTATATCTTGATTGTGGTAAGGCCTAAAGAGATTGAATGATATAATTCATATACGATTTTGTTTATGTCCGGGTCTGATAGTCCGGACATTTTTTTGTACTAATACTAAAACATTAATACTTATACAATATGGATAAATTTAGTCCCAGTAAAGTAAAACGTACCCTTGGAATAAGTTACCTGGGGTGCTGTGATTCTTCTCCGAAACTCGTCAAGAGTGTAACGCATAAGAATGTGTTAACCTATGGTTTGTATCTCGCCCCAAGAGACCTTAGTGGGTATAATGTTTGCTCCAATTCTGATAATTGCTGTAAGTACTGCCTGAATGGTTCGGGTAGAAATAAGATTGAACTGCTGACATATAAAGAGGGCGGTCTCATACAGCGATCCCGTATCAAAAAAACGAAGCTGTTTTTTGAGGATAAAGACACGTTCATGCAACTTCTTATTCATGAAATCAGGCAAGCGAAAAAGAAAGCGGATGCTGCTAATATGAAATTTGCGGTCCGGTTGAATTGTACTTCTGATATCTCACCGGAAAAATTTACCCTGAAGGGGGTAAATATTCTCCAGTTCTGTGAGAGCATACAGTTCTATGATTATACAAAGGTCTTTGAACATACAAAGCTTTCTGAAAAATATAGCAACTATGATGTCACCTATTCATACAGTGGTGAAAATTGGGAGATTTGTGAAGAACTGCTGAAGAAAGGTTTTCGTGTGGCTGTTGTTTTTGAGAATATTCTTCCGGAAGAATTTCGGGGATATTCAGTCATTGATGCTAATCAATATGATGCCCGGTTTCTTGATGAAGGTGGCTTGATTTGTGGGCTAACCTATAAGAAAGTAGCCAATGATTATGTGAATGGTAAATACCAACGGCCTGAAACTACATTTGTCACTCGGCAAGAAGAAGTCGTAAGTAGCTGTGAGGCTAAGTAGGAGAGGTTCTAAATCTTTGAACTGACATCAATAACACCAGCTCAAAGATTTAGAAATAGGTCTATGTGTTATTTTTCAAGCTTTCTTTTTCGATATCCGTTGGGTGTTTCACCTACAATTCTGTAGAATGCAGCATAAAATGATTGACGGTTTGCGAATCCTACCATTGCACTGATTTCTTCTACATTCTTGTCTTTATAACGTTTATCTGTCATGAGATGTAAGGCATCTTTGATACGATACTCATTCAACAAACAAGAATAATTCATACCGAAACGTGAGTTTATTACACCAGACAAATAACGTGTGTTTGTCTGTAACTCTTTGGCTAACTCTTTTGCAGAATAATCGGGGTCTTTGTACTTCTTTTGTACGACAATGATATTTAATATCTTATCGTATAGTTCATCGGCGAGTTCAGGGCGGATCATGTTTCTGTACTCTGCCTTTTTCTCTTTTTTCTCTCTCAGATTATAAGGGAGCTTTTTAGTGATTTTCTCATTTTCTTCCATAATTCTATTTTATTTTAAGGATTGAATATGTTGTTTCATTTATGATAAAAAAACGCACCCAATTCAATGTAGTCTACTTGAGGTGCTGCAAACAACCCGGATACACTAACACTGAACGGATGCGCATATCGTAGTTTCAGAACATACGAATGGCCGTTCAGTTTATGTGTATCCATTTTAAAAATTGCAGCTTTCAAGTAGACACTAAACTGAATAAAGTAACTCACGTAGAGTCATGGTGCAAATATAAGAAAAAGACTATACATTATCCTAAAAGCGCGAATGATTTCAATCAATAAAATAGAAATAAAGATATTCGAAGAACTTTAAAAAGATATACACGTTTCCTGTTTAGGTTTTGAAGTATAAAAAGTATGATGCTAATTATTTAATTATGAATGAAATTGATGATATAAAGAAACGAGTAAACGAAGTGTCCAAGTCTTTATCCAATTTTATGGCGACCGGACATCTAGCGGATAATATCAGCCATTTAACAACAAGTGCAAGTATTCTTAAAATACTTGCAAAACGACTCGGTGAAATAAGAAAAAATAATCATGCATAACAAGATAGTAATGAATACACAACATTTAGCCCGTTCTCTTCGAGAACATGTAACAAAGATGGAGCATGATAAGCGTATGGTGCGGCGGGGTATCCCTTATATACATCTTCCAACAGTACCACGCCGGAGCCTTTCCCTAGTGATTTGTGAAATGATTGTCTTGCCTATTGTGAATGAATTATGTCGAGATACTGGGCAAATCATTACGTTCCAGTATGGGACTTCCACCGGATTTTTCTATCTGATGCTCAAGTCTCGGAAATTTGCTATCCTTTATATTCCCAATCCTGCATCGGGACAGATATACATTAAGTTCCTGAATGAAAAGGGGGCTCAATGTATGCCTTCAAGACTTCTCAATGATACTGACCAAATTACAGATTATTTAAAATCTTTAATAGACTAATATGATAAAGACCATTTACCGGTTGCCCGTTTATTGGGCATCTCCACTCATTAGTGATGACTATTCTGGTATTAATGCCATGGAGAAGGCAGAAATTAGGAAGTTTTTGGAGAAAGCAGAAGGCAGTCCTGTCAGCGTTGATTTCACGACGGAAGGCTTTTACCGTTATAACGATGTCGGGACATTGGCCGGCAATTGTGTAGATTTTCTATTCATTAAAGATTAACACTCTATATTATGGATACTATTAGGAAAAATGAAGAGAATTATTTCATAACATCAGACCGTCAAGAGCGATTGAAAATATTATCACTTGAGGATTTTGCCTTGTTTGTGAAGCAGTTCCGGATAGGCGACAGCGTTAACGTTTACCTGAACATCGATAGGGAAAACAAAACTGCCAGTGAGTTTATCGGAGTCAAGTTAAGCACTTGGAATGAAGAAACATTCTATCAGCTGGGTGGCTATAACTATGGAATCTGTACGATACAAGGACTGAACGAACCGGATTTTGACAAAGAGTTCGTATCGAATGTGAAGAAGGCTATCACTTACTTTGTGAATACCGAAACAGTCGGCGTCATGCTTAATCCGGGAGATAGCTGGAAGGAAGTCTGGGTGCATGACGAGCTGGTTGCCAGCTTTGAAAAAGAAAATACTTATCTTGTTTTCGAACATGAGGACATTGATAAAATTGAAGCATACCTTTTAAAACACAACTGTTGTCTGCTACCCATTACTGACATCAATGGGAACCGGAGCAGTTCGCAAGAGACATGTGATGTATTCCGTGAGGATCTTCCTTGTATTTTGTGTGACTGCATTTCGCTGAAAGGTATTCGCCCGGCATTGGACAAACCAATCATTGCTACCGGACAGACCAGCGAAGAGTATCAATTGGAAAAACTTCGCAAAAAGCTGATATGTATAATCTCCAGAGCTGTCGAGAAGAATGAAATGTGTATTGGCACTTTTTATAAGAACATCGGCAAGCACCATTGTCAGGACAATATTGAGGAGGAATATGATAATGGAATCATTGTAAACCTACGGAGCTGTGATTTTTCTACTTATGGAGGATACAATGCTGCCCATGTTTATGACCTTTATAAAGATACTGTCACCTTTCAGCTTATGTGTTCACTCAATGGTGAGAGTGGCGATGATTACGACATGCCTATTGAGGCAGTATGTCTGGAAGGTTTGCTCGAAATCGTTAAATGGCTTAAGAAGTTTGGCTTTTTGTCCGCCAGTGAGTTCGAGCCAATGGCCCCGATACTTTATTGTGCGGAATGTGGCTCGTCGAATGTGGAAACCCAGGCATGGGTAAAGCCTAATACAGGTAATGACTTTGTTGATGATGTCGGTGACCAAAAAGACAGTGGGAATAACTGGTGTCATGTTTGTGATAATTACGCTCGGTTATGGAGTCATGAAGATTTGTTTGCAGAAATGAAAGGTTGGTTTGTTCATCTTACTTGTGAAGCACTTGAAGAAATAACAGGTAACAAATTCGCTGGTAATTATGATGAATTTCGCGTGGTTTGCATGAAATACTGGGAGACTTTGTCGGAAGCACAACAGGTTGCTTTGTGGAATACTCGTGACAAAGATGAATAATAACCAATAGAGCCGATTACTGCATAATTGACGATGAGGAATGAAATGTAATATCTTCATTTTCTTGGTTTGGCTTTCTGTTTATTTCCATACATTTGCAAGAAATGTATTATAACTAAATGTTTGCATGGAAGAAAATATAGAGGTAGAATCTGATAATAAGAATCGTTGTGGTGATTTAATAATTGGTTCTTTTGACTGTGTTGGTGATGATGTTTCGATTATTAATCATATTCATTCGATTCATTCCAACGTATGTCAAGATGAGTGTAGCCGATTGTGCTCGGAAATCATATATAATGGCGTTGATGATGCTAATGACTCGTGGATGTGGATCACTGAAAAGACATATTTTAAAAAGGCTCTTCTGTTTGATAATCAGGATGAAATGGACTCTTTTAATAATTTGAGCTATGAAAGTTATACTGCCTACCTTAAGACCGACTGTTCAATTTATCATAAATGCAAGAAATGCGGAGGTGATGTGTTCTATTTTAATCCGGATAAAGAAAGAGAATATATCTTCTGCCTGGTGTGTGAAAATTGCGAGGAGGAGATATCGGGAAAGGAGGCATTTAGAATTATGAAGAAAAATAAAGTATTGAAACTGAACCAAGATTGGTTGGATTGACATAGTCAGATTAGACAGATATAGGATCTATAGAGATATTTTTATCTCTCTCAAACTTGTAAACCCGCTTATTGTTCACTGAATGAATAAGCGGGTTTTATTATGCCTATTTGTTACCATTTAATAATCAGTAAATGAATAAACAAGTGAAAGAACAGCTTTCGGCTATTAAGAAAACGTACCGAAAGGAAATAAAAGAAGCAGATGCTAACCCTCATAAGTGGTACGAGTTATTTATTATCAATGATAAGGGGAATATGACGTTGGGACGTGAGCCGGTGTTCAAAGACATTTCCATGCATATTCCTCCGATAAAGGGTACTATGAAAGTGAATAATCTCCATATTGACATTTGGGAAGACGATGGTATTGTCCCACTTCCTATACTTGAACTGGATATTAAAGAGGAAGATTATCAACTTGAAGGGCTAGATACTTACGGTAATAAAGTCTTTACATGGTTGGAAAACAACAGGGACGATAATGCGGCATGTGAGAATATCATCCGCCAATGCATCAGGGCGTTCAAGCGCTCTTGCTGCGAAGGGACATGGATAGACGAAGTCATGCCGGAAGAGGTTTGGAAGCGTTGCCAGGCGGAAGCCAAGTTTTACGGTACACATTTCCAATGGTTGACCGAGTATCTGAGCGAAACACTTAAGAAGCCGACGTTTGAGGTTGTGGAGTTGATTTTTGCTTCTTTGAAAAAGAGTATGAGTAGTGAACTGCACGACTCTTGCCTGGAGGAAGTTTCCAACTCTAAAAGGAAATCGGAATTCTTGTCGGACATACTGGGTTGGGATAAGAACTGGACCCCTACGGAAGAGGAGACGGTTGAGTATTTCCGTGAATTCTACGCTAAACTCGTTTAACTCATTAATAAATATAGGATAATATGAATGATTCAATGCCCATGAATAAAACATTGCTTAATCTGTGTATCTTCCTACAAGATACGAAGAGGCAAGCTATCAGCGAGGGGATATTGATTGGTAATAATAACATCGATTGGTATAATGCTGTAAAGAAAGCATATTTCGGACTCGTGAAGAAGATTTTTGAGGAAGCCGGGATTAAGCAAAATCTCATGAATCTGGAGGCTCTTCTGTACTACCAACTTCCGGAAGGAATCCGGAACACTGAATATGATCAGTTGCATAAGTTCTCTTTAAATACTAAAGGTTTCAGTAGATACCGGGTCTTAAAATCCTTTGTTCAGGGGGAAGTGATTAAGCTCTCTGTAGATGGAATGAAGTGTGGGTACACTTTCATCAGAGTATCCAATACCCATCTGTTCGTTTCTTCAGCCGAGGGCAAAGAGGAAGAGATAGATTTGGGCAGAATCTCAAGTATCACGTTATAAATATAATAAGTTTATGATGAAAACATTTAAAGACTTGAATATGGGTGACAGCCTGTATTTTATTGACGGTGATTTTGACATTAGAAGTGCCAAAATAGATGGCATCCGCAATTTTGACCTTTCAAATCAGAAATTAGAACTATTCAGGGTAGGGAAGAAGGAGCCTTTTATTGTCAGGGCTCACGATACCAAAGCAATCTTGTCAATAAAGGACGCGAAGGACAACCCGGTTGAATTCACATGTTATTCCTGTTTTGAAGCAGTAAACGAGGCGAGAACCCAGCTCCGCGATTCTTATTTAGACAAACAGTTCTGTATTGCCAGACAGGCATTTAAGCGTATCAAGAAAGTAGCTGTTAATGATGACCGCCTTAAAAAACGAATTTTTGACTTCTTCACTATGGGCGACGGACATCAGGATTGATATAATACGATAGTTCATGTAAATGTAAGCTATCCAAAATCTAAGTTATCTCATCACATAACCAAACAATACCTAACAAACTTATGATAAAAGAAAAGCAAATCAAGATACTTGAAACTCATTACAAAAACTGCCTTGCATATTGGAAACTGCATGGTGAAAACGAAATTGTGGCAATGGGATATGCCCTGAATGATGTCCGGCGTGTCCGGAATAGTGATAAAACGTAGCCTGAGATTATAAATCAGAGTGACATTATAAAAGATTGAAGTATGATAAAAGCAACAGTAATATGTGGCGGTTCAGCCGTTTACAGGTATGATGAGACTGGCAAAGTCCCTTCAAGAAAGTTTCTCAATGGCCAGGGCGGTGTAGTCGATGTAAAAACATTCAATACACCGGGAGAGTACGATGCTTATTCAATGGGACTTGCCGATGCTGACGGTTGGGAAGAAACGGCATTGACAGACAAAGAGTTTACTACGAAAAAAGACAAATCAACGGACTGTAAGTTGTGTAATACATGGCGGGATATTTTTCGTGATCGTAACCGTGACGTATACTGCCCTGATTGTGGGAAGTTGATTATACATCCGGATGAATCCGATAATAGCTGATATGGAGGGGAGTAAGTCGATGGAAGAAAGACAATTACTGGAAAATGAAATAAAAGAACTTCTACTGAAGGTAGGCAATGAGTTGGACCACAACACTTATATCGCAAGCATATTGATAAAAAAGGCATTAAGGAAGCTTGAAAAAATCAATGCCGAAAAGCATGAAGAGTGGGTAAAGTGGGCTATGGAGCCTGAAACTCTATTAGGGAAAGTATTCTGATTAACCAGTAAGGAAAGGAGGTAATTATGAGTTGGAAACCAGGTAGGGGTTCGGGATGTGGCTTTGATGACGCCATGAGGCGTGAAGAGAAGTATAGGAGCGAATTAAACACGTTAATGAGTACCCCTGATGCCACCGTTAAAGCTATCTCAAAAGTATATTATCATCTTCTTGTGGCATTAAGAGACCAAAGGAATTATTTTGGTGGGAATCATCCGGTTCAGTTTGGGGTATTGCTCCCTTATGAATGGACGGAGAAGATGAAAAAACACAGGGAATCCTGTTACAAACCATTGCAAAAGTATATTCAGGAGTAGATAGATGATGGAAAGTAATGATAATAGGGTAAAAGAGTACCTGAAGTGGCGTGAACGTGTAGTCAAAAGTCTGCCGGATATTGCTAACAGAGTTTTTGCACTGCGTTATCAACTATATTCGGGATGCGGCTTTCATTATTCGCTTGAAAGGCAGTTGGGCATTGCTATAAGTAATGTGCAAGACGTAAGTCATGAAGCTTTTGAAAGCATCCGGATGATACTTACCAAGTTGGCAGTGACACAGCTTTATAAAGAAGTTGCTAACATAGAAAGAGAAATCAAAGTAAGAAACCAAAGGCTAAAATAATATCTATGGAAACATATCAAGTCGTTATCCGTGAATATCTCGAAAAGAAAGTAGAGATTGAAGCTGAGACACCTTCACTTGCAGTTTGTGCAGTAGAAGAAAAGTACAATAATACTGAAATCGTTCTGTCCGCTGATAATCATTCCGGAACGGATATAGCACTTTCAGTGGGAGATAAATTATGTGAGGAGTATCTTAAAAATACGTTGTTTCGTACGTTTGTCGATGACAAATTTAAGCAAATGATTCCTGAATTTGAACCTGAAGAGAAAATGCGTCTGGCTTTTGGTAGTCCGGACAATGCTATCTTCGAATTTGAAAATCGGTCAGGAGAAGATAAGGCAGTCTATGAGATTAACTCGGAAGTTGAGAAAGTGAATTTGGACACTCCATTCTACAACAAAGTCTTTATATCTGGTAAAATCCAGTTAACCCGTCGCGAACTGGAAAAGTTACCATGTCCCCTGTGTACGAAAAACGTAGGTGACAGTGTGATGCAGGATATTGCTCAGGAAGCCGAATGTGAAGTCAATAAATGGGATTACGATGATGACAATGCAGAACTGGAGTTTAAGTTCGAAGATATCAGGCTCCGGGAGGTTGAAGATGCAGCAGTTCGGCATAAAATCCCATACTATGATGAATTACATCCTTAAACTGTATCATTTTAAATGTTATCCCAACGTCTACAATATAAATATCGCTTTTCATAATGGTGACCAGAGCCGCTACGGTACACTTAAAAGTATCAAAGCGGCTCTTTTTGTAGAAAAAGTGGTGCTGTTCCACCCTCTCAAACAGCCCCAAGCAACTATTCCTTTGAAAACTAAAACGAAATAACAATGAGAAATTCAGAACCGATTGAATACAAAGGTGTCCAATATCCCGGTGCATACATTGACTTGGGAAACTCTATTGGTTACAGGCAAATCTCCGTCCAGTCTTTAGCCGATGAGCTGGCGAAAGACGGTCTTCACGAAGAAGAGCCGCCAGAGGCAGTAACTGCAACTGATGACCAGATAGCTTACTACGTCACCGATGAAGAATTCCTTTTCCCTGTCGATGAGGTTAGGAAGATAGTCCGGAAAGCATATGGTGAAGAGGAACCGCCGTCTGTCTACACGCAGAAGACAATCCGCGAGATGAAAAAAGGGGAACTCTTCCGTTTCAAAGAATCGGATATCGCCCCGGTTTGGGTACGTGGCGATTATGTCCCCGAAGCTAAAAAGTTCAGTACCTATAAATATGATGACGTGAACCATGAGCATCTTTTCAAAGGGGATACCAAGGGCTTTATTGATTTTACTTTTTGATATTTATAAGTGGGGGAGACACACGGATGTCCCCTGCTACGACACACGGATGTCCCCCAGTGTGACATACGGGTGTCCCCCGGTGCGACACAGGGATGTGTCCGGGCATGACATCCCTGTGTCCCCAGTTACCTCACAGGAGTGAAGCAGCCAACCTCGTATATGCGAATCGTCCTGCCTTACACCTGTGTCATGCAGGTTTTCTCAAGTGCTTGCAACAATAACTGGCACAAAGGTACATGTGCGGTTCATCTACAAACGCTATCCGGAGACTGAAACAGTACTCCGAAAAAAAATATTGTTGAATCTATTAATAAAGATACGATGCGAAAGAAAAAGCATAATGAAAAATACATTGCTGAAGCGGAAAAGAGAATCACTGCCATTCTAAATGACCAGGAGGAATTTGACGACTGGACACAATTCTGCTTCTCCATGCAAGATGCCGTTCAGGCAGCAGCAACAGTTTGGGGGCGTAGCACCGACGTAGATATTGATAAGTTAAATGCTTTCATTCAGGAGATGACTCTGAAAGAAATCCGGAATGTAAGCCAGTTTGATATAACATTTAAAAGAAAGGAAAATTAATCATGGAAAAAGCTCCTATGCAAAAGTGTCCGTCCAGCTATAAAACATTCGAGCAGCTAGCAGACGATAACACTCCTGAAGCACATGCCGAATTTGGAGAATTTATCACCGGCCATTGGCATAATTTGGATACAGTAAAAAATAATATAGAAAACTTCAAAGAATGGATGAAAGAGGAGAATGAGGTAATCTTACCGTAAATCTTTGAGGAGAATAGATACGAATATGACACAGGAAGAAGCAATCAAAGAAATCAGTGAATGGGCAAATTCTTCTCACGCTCATTTATGTAATCGGGAAGGGTTCCCAATGGGCTATAAAGCTGGCATAGCGCAAGCAAAAACGATTGTCCTCGGAATCCTTTCAAAAATTAATGCTAAACAAGTAGAACAATGGGAAAAGACTTCAAGAGAACTCCAGAAACCATAGAGTTGAATAAGAAATTGGAAATTGTAAAGATTGACCATGATTACAAGTTCAGGAAGAGTGGGCGTGTAGGGATATCTACTACCGGTCACTGCTTCTATGTCGAAGGCAAAGGATATGTGGCATTTGAAGGTGACAGTGTACCCTATACTCCAAGCGGTGGAATCGATTCACTGCAAAGTATCTTGGATGAAGGTGGGTTTCTGTATTACGATTGTCTGAAATTTATAACTCCGATTCATAATCTCGGAATTCAAAGAGTTCCTAAACAGATATGGACTTAACCATAAAACAACCATGAGTTATAAAAAGCAATTAGAGAAACTTGAAGGCTATTTTGAAAAAAAAGATAAGCGTTCTACCATGAAACGCAGAAAAAGCATGAAACAAATGGATACGCCGTTCGAAATAGCCCAGAGTGGACAGGCATTCAATTTTTGCTGGGACAATGGGTTTTCCTATTGTGGTTCAGAGCCCGCAACCAAAGAGCAATATCTGATGGCTGTAGACAAAGCTCTCGCAAAGCGTTTCTCCTTTGGTGAGACCTGCGGTATCCAGATTTCAAATGCTTCCCAATATGGCGAAACCTTTGCAATCAAAGTTTGCATAGGTGCAGATACACGTTATAGTGAAGTATCCTTTTCCTAATAATACATTATCCTATGAATACAAGTGTCAGTACAATGTCCGGAAAGAAAAAGAAGGAAGAGTTACTTCCCTTTATCTACGTGAAAGTCTTTTTGAGGGATAGGCAGGGCAAAGAGGATTATTTTACCACTCCTATACGCCTGACTGAAGAAGAAGCACACAAATATTATGTGGGGCGTTGGTGGAATATGGGTATTGAAGAAGATTACCCTATGCTTTGCTACAAAATAGAAATCCTCCATCCGGAGGAATCTGAAAACAATGAAGAATCAAAACAATAAAACAGTATGGTAAAGCTCAATAATTCAAATCAATATGAATCGGTAATGATTCATCTGACTCCAATTGATACCCCCTTAGCTTATACACACAGAGTCGAAGACTTGATGATAGGCGGCATGACTCGCGAAGCAGCAGAAAGTAAAGCTTTGGAACCTTGTGAATTGGAGTTGTATTACGAACCGGGCACCGCTTTGTTTGGTGTAGACCCCGGAGCGGCAGAGAGTGGAACAATTTATTCGCCTTATACAGGCGAATTATGTGAAAATGCAGATGAATCCTAAACAAAATCAAATGAAAACAGGAATACAAACCATAGTAAGTAGTTATTTCTACTATATGAGCAGTATGTGGGACGATAAAGAGTGTGAGAAAGTGTTTGGCAATAACTATCTTCATTTTTGGCAAAAATGGGATTCATTCACCACCCAGACTGCCCATGGAGCTGCCGAGCGTTTTTACTTCTCACTTACAGAACACAACCGTAAGCTACTTGTCGAACGAGCCAATCAGGTCTATTGTGGAAACAGTAACAGAATTCAGACTGAGAATTTAGTGTGCAATTGGTGTGCTTCTCCCAATATCCTGGCCAAAGCTTGGGTAAGACCCGATTTTAACGGCGCCTTTGTCGAATACTGTAATGCAGAATTAGATAAAGAAGGAGATTGCTATTGCAACGCATGCAAACGGTACGTTGAACCAATCACTTTGGGAAACCTGCAACACGAATTGCAGGAATGGTGGAACATGCGGGAGGTTTCGGAGTTAGAGGAGATTACCGGGCTTCCGCTTGCTACTGATGGCAGTACTGCCCATTACCATGCTTTCTGGAACAAATTGTCATTCAGTGAGCGAGTAAAAACCAGACAAGATTATGGTGCCCCGATAGGCATAAAAAGCAGTGACCGTGACGAAGTGCTGGCTGATATAGCATATAGCCTCGGTGCCCAACATTTGCTCGACCAGTTCGAGATTGATTCACGCGAGCTTGTCAGTGAAATGGTCACGTGGGCAGACAGCTTCATGAGCTTACATAGATACACCGATTGGGATAAGAATGATTATATCTTTACCGTAGACGCCTTCATTGAGCAGAAAGTAAAACAATTCATAAAAGATTTACCCTCTTTGGACTAAGCTAAGCTTAAGTCTTCTATTCTTGTCCGGTGCAGGTTATCATTATCAGCACCAGCCTTTATATATTCAAGTATTCACCAAACTATAAAAACTAACAGCAATGAATTTACAGGATTTCTATCAAATCACATCCTATCTCAATCTTTTCCTGAATGGGGCACAGCCATTTATCAAAGATTGCCTGCGGGAGCATGGCGGAAAAGTCTCCATGCAGCTCAACGGTGACGAAGAACTGAACGATGAGAATTTTCCGGTTTGTGCCATCTTTGAAGGCCGTCATGATAAACCCTACATCCGGATAACATCCGTCTACTTAAATGACGATATGATTCTTGTAAGTGGTTATGATGACGAGACAGGACAACTGCGCACCGGATTCAGAGTGTACGACAGTTCCAACGAGGTTATCGTTAAATTCCTCTGGCAAGTACTTGGACTGGAGGCAACCGTAAAAGCAAGTAAAACTTTTGAAATCAGGCGAGATGCCCTTAAAGCCGAGATAATTGATTGCATAAAAAGTGCGCTTCCCCAAAACGGAGAAAAACTATATATTAACAAAGACCAGTTCGACTTAACTGTTGCTTACAACGTTGATTGCGAATGTTCTGATGAACTGAATTTCCTCTATATATCTGGCGAATCAGTGACAGCATCCTTGTATAATGAGCCGGAAAACGAAATGGAACTTGAATCCTTCCATGAGAAGTCATTGATTGATATCATTGACTATCTGGAACGCCATGGATATATCCGGCTCTCCGAAAGTAATACCCCGAATGTAAAACCCTAAAAAATAAAGTATAATGGAACCATTATTTTATAACCATGAAGATTCTTACAAAGCAGTCCGTCTTAACGGCATTCTTGCCATGTTCACAATTAGCAGAATTGAACGCGATTCACTTCCCGAAGGCATCTATGCCTATGATATCCGAGAAAGTGATGATGGGAATCAGCTCTCGACTATTGAGCCCTGGGTTTGTGTCAATCACGGCGGCACTATCCTGACCTTTCAGGAAATCCCCATGTCCTCAAAGGGGTATGTCGATATTGAGGACTGCAACTTCGGCCCAGACGAAAGTTTATCTTTTGAAGAGCTTCTGGAAGAATTTCAGAAACCGAGCTTGGGTATCCTGCCAAAAGGAGCCAACCTACTCAAAGAGTTAGAGAATGCAGTGTTCAAAAGCTATGACAATGAATTATGTCCTGATTGTGAAGGTCCATTGATATACGAGATTGACGATGCCCCTGTCGGCAAAGGGCTTATCGAACAGTATCGTTGTCCGGTTTGCGATTACGACTGTTCTTCGGACACGCACGACCAGCTTGTCCACGATTTCGCTTCACAAGCCTACAAACAGGTCTGTAAAGATGTATGTGATAAGTTTAAGGTCAACTACTACACCGTCAAGAATTCTCCTTTCGGCGAATATGAGGACGAGATAACTGATACTATCATTGAACGAATAGCAAAGAGTCATGAGTAATAGCATTGTAATACTTGAAAGTATATCCGGCAATAAGCCGTCAGAACAATTTGATTTTCTAAACATTCAGATAGAACACCAGGCACTCGTTCTGGTAGCCCATCTGAGAGGGAATGGTTACGTGAAGTTATTCACTCTGCAAAGTTATTACGAATACTTTGTTCTCAATCAAGAGGACGCCGTCTGTCAGCATATCGACCAGGCTACGTATGATTCTAATCTCCTGTTGGAACGCTTCATCAAGCATCACTATTTCAGGATGCCTTTATTCCAGGAAGAGCTGATGTTCGGCTTTATGGGCAATGGCGTGTCCGTTTGCGATAAGCTACGAACACAGAATCACGACTATATGCAAGTAGCCCACATCGCCCCGAACCGGCAAGTTACCTACTATAATCCGGTCAGCGACGAAGGACGGGCAAGAATAGAGAAGTTTGCAGAATCCGAGAATATTACTATCGACTCACAAGGCATATCGGCCCTTTCTCCTGTAAATAAAGTGACGATGAAGAATGAAGAGAACCGGGAGTTGCTGGAGCATATCTCTTCCCACTTTAAGAGAAAGCGTTCTTATCTCGACCTGCACAATGATATTTGCGTTGCTTTTAATGGACTGAGCAAAGATTGCAAATTCGATGTGAATAATCTTATCAGTACATGGTATCGCAATGAGTGCGATTTCATTCGCTGGTTCAACAGTATGCTTCCCGATGAGCAAGAACAGCTTTTGAAATATTATCGGAAGCATTCTCCAGTTGGTAGTTAATAATAAACTAAAAACATAATCGTATGGTACTTAATATCGTAAAGAACAATCAAGAGGTGTCCGATATTGTAGAATGTGTGAAGGAAGTTTTTGGCAATTCGGACGTGAGTGTGAAAAAAGATTATGGAATATCTGTTGATATTGCAGTAATTGGTGAAAATGGGCTACATAGCTTAGAAGGCTTAAAAGAGTTGGAGAGCTGTTTTAATGACTATGATATAAGAATCTGGTAAAAGGTAAAATGAATAAAAGTATGAATAAGAATAAACATGTAGGACTTCATGGTAAAGATGACTTTCCTGAACATTTAGAAGGAAGTAAAGGTGACTACTCGGTGGATGTACAGGCATTATTTGATGATGGACGCAAATGTAAAGTGTTCTACGACTTCAATGCAAATTGTTGGTACTATGAAATGCCGAATGATGTGATGACTCCTGTAAAAGGTGTTTTCCGCTGGACATATCTACTCGAAGATACTAAATACCCCTTCGTGGATGTCCGGCAGCAAACGGATAAAATGCGCGAATATCTAATCGGGCAAATTAAAACAGCCTTATACTGCGTAGAAAAGTCTACAATCACTGTTTTGACAAAACAAAGCATTCCTCTTAAAGTTGCGCTGTGTAGTCCGAGTCGGCTATTTGCTACTAATGAGTTTTATACGTTATTTTCCCTACAGTATGATCATCACGGTGGCAGCGTGTTATGTTATTTGGAGGGCAGTCCCAGAAGGGCAGGTATTGTTCCCATCAAACATTTAAGTTTGGACGGGTTGGCTGCCATCGTCCAATGGCTTAAAGATAACCATTTTATTAATATCTGTTATCCGGCACCAATCCCAGTCACGGACAAATTTTGGAACTTCATAGAACAGACTCTTCCCGATTACTATGAGCGCTATGATGTGCTTCGCCAATCTGAACTGCAACTTTTTATTGACGGGAAAGAATCATCAAATATAGGGCTGACTCGTGAAGAAGCCATTAGGGAACGTGACTGCATTCTTTATCGGATTTATGCCGAATCAATAGATGCCTTCACTCGTTCATCTTTCCCAAAGGATACCCTATGCACTCCGAGAACACCAAAACAACTTCACAAGCAAATTTGGGAAGAACAAAGTAAGGGCTACAAATACCTGTTAGTTTATCCCAATCAAAAGGAATTGTTAACGCGGCTGAATAACGATTTATACACTATCAGCAACCCGGATGGCACTTACCTTTGTGACTTACTGAAACTGGAATTCAACGAACTGGTGGACAAATTAATAATTCTTGACCGCAATTTATGTGACGATGACATTGATTACATGTCTGACTGGGTGCTGGCAGACGATGCCTATAAACAGGAAGTAATCTCGTTGAGAGCAGCAATTGTGCTAACCGAGAGTGGATGGGTTACACCATAGACTTTATAAAACATGATATGTAATGAAAAAAAGAGTTTGCCCTTTCAGTAATATCTTGTATCTTTGAACCAATAAAGTAAAATTAAAATATAAGAATCCTTTTATGAATCCTATATATATGCCTTTTATGAAAGAACCTAATCTTAGGCTTCCTCGTAAATTAAAAAAGAGGATTAAAAAGAGGATTGAGGAAAGACAATTAAATAAACGATATATGGAGAATATTCAAGGGTTAGACCAACTATACACTGAATGGCAGTCATTACAGCCATTGAAACCTGAATATCAGAAGAGGTTGGATGATAAGTTCAAATTAGAATTTAATTATAATTCTAATCATATTGAAGGTAATACGTTAACTTATGGGCAAACCAAACTCTTGTTCATGTTTGGCGAAACCTCGGGTAATGCCAGCTTAAAAGATTATGAAGAAATGCAGGCTCATAATGTTGGACTGGAAATGATGAAAGTTGTGGCTCGTGATAAAGAACGTCCTCTTACAGAATCATTTTTGCGTGAGTTGAATCAAACAATTCTTGTTCAAGATTATTGGAAGACTGGTATTACTCCAAATGGAACTCCAACTCGAATGCAGATTAAAGTCGGTACGTACAAAACGCGCCCAAATTCTGTTTTGACTGTCACAGGAGAAGAATTCAATTATGCTACTCCCGAAGAAACTCCGGCGTTTATGACTTCCTTGGTCGAGTGGTTTAATCAGGAGGAGGCAAAAGGTGAATTAAGTCCTATAGAATTAGCTTCACTTCTTCACTATAGATATATACGTATACACCCATTTGAAGATGGCAATGGACGTATTGCACGTCTCTTAGTGAATTATGTGCTGTATCGTCATGGTTACCCAATGCTTGTGGTTCACACAGCAGATAAGGATAATTATTTGCGGATATTACATGAGTGTGATATCAATGTAGGGTTAACCCCATCAGATGGTGCTAATGCTACTATTGAACAGATTGAGCCATTTGTAAAATATATGAAAGAGCAACTTAAACGTGCTCTTGTGATAGGAATTAATGCAGCTAAAGGGGAGAGTATTGAGGATGATGATGATTTTGCCAAACGTCTCACTTTGTTGCAGAGAAAACTTGCTGCCAAAAACGAAGATCCAGATGCATATAGTATTAGGCAGTTTTGGAACATAATGGATGTATTTTACTTTCCGTTAACGGAAAGTATAAGAACAAAAGTAAAAGCTGTATTGAATTTATTTGGTCAAACTTCATATTCTAATTTATTATCTAAGTCCTCAGACAAGAATGAAGGCATTAGTTTAACCAAGGAAATGAGGACTTCCAAAAATAGTGATGTATATGATTACATAAAAAATGCAAAGTCGGTTTCTTTCTGTTATTCTCTTATGAGGCCTAAGGATATAAATATGAATCCGTCGATAATTACAGTCAAAATGACTATTCGCTTTTTTGAGAAAAGCTATGGAATTGAGTGGTTGAATAATAAAGAATATTCGTATGGATCATTCCCTTCGGAAGAAGATAGCAAACAAATAATAGGCATTTTTCAGAATACATTAATGCAGCGGATTGAAGAAGCCCTGAAATAACAAAACAACTTTTATAGCTTTTTCTTCACCATAGGCGGTAGGTTATTTAACCTATCGCTTTTTTTTATGTCCATTTCTCAACTTGTAAATAATTTGTAATATGATGAATCAAAGCAAAACAATCTTCCCCGGTCTTTCAATAATGACCGTAGAGGAGGTACGTGTCATGGCAAAAGTTTGCCAGGCCGAGGGAGACAATCCCGAAGAAATATCCGAAATTATCAACTGTGTTGATGACTGCCTCTCTATACTTAAAAGCGCAAGTGTCATAAACAAAATGCGTGGAAAGAGAGCATGGAACCGATTGGGTGCCAGAGACATTGTCGCACAGCGAGTATTACAACTAAACTTAAAATAACATGCTATGGGAATGAAAGGCCAGAAAACAACATCAGACTACCTGCCGATAGCGGAATTCATTCGCTTTTTGGAAGGTCTGCATAATGATAAATTGTATTCATGGGAGTTCTATTGTAGAATTTCATTTTATACGGCTCTTAGAGTTTCGGATGTCCTCACTTTGAAATGGAGTGACCTTCTCAATCACAAAGAATTGATGAAGGTTGAACAGAAGACTACCAAGGGACGACGAATCAAACTGGAAACCGGTTTGACTAAGGAAATCGCTTTCTTCTACCAGTTGCTCGGTAGTCCGGATATTAACCAGCCTTTTTTCCTCAACCCTAGAACTGGCAAGGCTTATGGAAAGGACTACATCAATAGAAAATTGAAATATTTCCGGGTGAAATACCGATTGAATGTTGGCGCGTTCTCCACTCACTCTCTGCGTAAAACATTTGCACGTTACTATTTCGAGTCTCAGGACTGTAGCACCGAGGCTATGTTGACGTTGAAGGGACTATTGAATCATGCGGATTTATCAACTACAAGCCGCTATATCGGGCTGAAGCAGGATAAAGAAGATGAGGCTTACTACTCAGCTTTTCATGCTGTATCATTGAATGGAATTAATAATTGACTAAATAGATGAACTAATGGAAATGTATATTGGAAAACTCCTCCCGGATGGGCAGGTACAACACATCAATGTTGATTACAATGTCTATTCTTACACAACAGGAATATGTTTGAAGAATTTTTATAAAACCGAAAAACGGGTAGATGACTTATTGGCTTTGGGTAATCTATACAAGTTGGGACCGACTCCTTATGGTAAATACACCAATGGCGATGATAAAGTTCATTGTGACGCCTATATCCGCGATAATAACAATAAACCCAAAGGTAATCGTGCCGAAACTTGCCCTTCCAAAGACTCTTTCTTCGCACTTGGTCACTATGTGTTCCTTTATCAGGATGGTTGCTGGTTTACTAAAGCCGCTGATGGAATTGTGAATATGTCCTCACCAGCCTATTTGTATAGCACTGCTCGGAAGGAAAAAAATGGTATAGACGGGCTGACCGTTAAAACATTAGATAAGGACGGGCTTCACAATGTGACCATTCAAGATGATATCAAGAGTTGGTCAGATCTGGAAGCTAAAGCCAAACAGGAAGAAAAATGCTTCTATGTTTTTCGTAAGAATCGCCTTGTTGCAGCTTTGAATCAGACTAATTATCATATTAACTAAAACGAGAAACAATGATAACAATAAAAGATATTTATGTAGGTGCCCGAATTATATTAAATGACCCGGAACGTCCCGAAGATGTACCATTGAAAGGCACAGTTTGTAAGATACAAGAACTAGGCTCAGGTGGTGATTATGGTTATGTTGCTTCTGTACTTCCCGACGCAGAATTCATGGAATTGCCAGGTATAAAAGACAATACTCTGTATGGGTTGACGAATTGTTTCGGGTTTGATATGGATTTACTGCCTCAAGTGGAAACTCCAGAATCAAACTTGCATTTATTACAGAAATTCAACATATGCATTCATGTAAAAGATACTAATGATATCCTTTATGCTGCATTTTATAAAGAAATAGTAAGTATACTGGATGCCTACGGCTATGAAATAAACCAGCCGATGTTTCTTGGTGAAGCACCGGAAGGAATAAAAGGTAAAAACTCTATTTATTGCCATCCAAAGGAACTTGCCGGAAAATGCATGCCTGAACAGCTGAACGATATTGAAAGGATGCTTCGTTTTGCTACGACCTTTGAAATTCGTAGTATTAAGAGCAAACCTATTTGGGATTATGATGATAAAGAATTGCAGGAGCAATATCATCTTAAGTGTGACAATACAATCCGGGAAACATTGCTAACGAACTTTCGCACGAGCAGCCAGGATGTTTACCTAAACACCTCTACTGTGATAAATAAACTGTGTGAAGAGATAAAAATAGAAACTCTTACAAACAGAGTATTAATCGGATGTGAACAGGCTGAGAACTACTTATATTCAGCTTTTGATGAGCTTGTGAAGGAAGGTTTGATTATTATTGATCCGTTAACAACGGGTCGGGCCAATATTACTAATAGTCGTACAGCAGACTAAGCTCTTATACTTGTAATCTCGATATTAATATTACTAAACTCTCTATACTTTAATACATACACTTATGCAACAAAATTTCACAACGGCTCCCATAGTCGGTGCAGCCACCAATATGCTTTCTATATTCGATAAGATTGAAGTAAGAAATGAAGAGAAAATTTCACAGATAGACCGTGATTTCTGTGAAGGACAACAACGATTGTTGTATGCTACTCTCGACCAATTGGACGTCTGGTATGCCAATTTTATGAAAGATGCCGAGCAATATAAAGAAGAATATAAATATAGTGTGACGCCGGAAGGAAGAATAGAGTATCGTGATCCATATAGATACTCTTATGACGTAGAAACCTATAAGGATCTCTTGTTTTTGCCATTTAAACCAATAAATACCATCATTGAAATGCGTGCAGGAGCTATCCAAAGATTCATTAATTCTATCATTAGCCACTTCAATAAGAGTTATGCTCTTTCTATTTCAGCCCCTGAAATGGATAAAAAGTCACTTCCTGCTAATTATCGTCCTGTTTACATGAGCTATATTGACATTATAATCAATCATCTAGGTGGGAAGAGTTTCCGTCAAAAAGCAGAAGATGAAATCACAGGGCGATTGCTTGCTCTATACCCTGATGGAGGATGGAAGAAGCCTCCAATCCAGAAATCAAAGGCTATTACTTTTTATAATATCATTTCATTCAGCAACTCTCATTGGGAATATTATAAAGAGTACCAGATTGATTATAGTTATGCACAAAACTTAGAAATTCTTTGTGCAGCCCTTGCTTTATTTGGGGACGGCAGGCTGAATGGAGGTACCCGGGTCATTCGTGACTGGAAGCAAGACAATATCAGCATAACAGACTGGTACAAGCTTTCCACCATCAAACCTATTGAGATGAAGTTTTTCAAGAATGGACGCATTGATGTGAGGCTTGATAGTCAGAATGAAGCAATAGAATGCTTCAATAGATTGAAGTTAAACACTTTATAAAGTTCCGAATATGTATTATCCTATAGTTCCTCAGCAAATACCTCAGACGCGCCGGTCTGAGGTAAACGAAAAGATATTATTCTGTATCGATACCAATAACAACTCTCTGACTAACGAGATTATCTTTAATTGTTATACCGGTTTGGGTGGCTTACATGGTCTGAAACAAGATGATTATGACAACTATCACGATTATTCAGAGGCTAAAAAGGAAGTTGAAATCGGTCAGTTCTTCACTCCGCATAATATATGTCGCCAGATGGTTGAGCTTATTTCACCTGACCCGACAGAAGTCGTGCTGGATATGTGTTGTGGGATGGGAAATTTTTTCAATTATCTTCCGAATTTATACAACGCTTTTGGTTTTGACATTGACGGACAGGCGGTAAAGGTTGCAAAGACACTATATCCGCAAGCTAATTTAGAAATTAGGGATATCCGTCAGTATGACTCTACTATGAGCTTTGACTATCTGCTTGGCAACCCACCGTTTAACCTGGATTTCAATGGAGAGTCCAGTCAGTTTTTCTATCTCAACAAGGCATTCTGGGTACTAAAACCCGGTGGCATCATGCTTGTAATTGTACCGGCATCTTTTTTGCAAAGTGAATTTTGGGAGAAAACGAAGGTGAGTTCTATTAACCGCGACTTTTCCTTTATCGGACAAACGTTGTTGCCATCTGATAGCTTTTCCTCTATTGGAGTTCAGAGTTTTAATACTAAAGTCATGGCATTTATGCGTTATTCTGATAGTATTACCATGCGACCTTATAAAGCAGAAGAGTTTATTTCGATGGATGAAATGAAATCACGTATTAATGCAGCTAAAGAGATTAGGCAAAAACTCCGAATTCAGTTGATGCGTGAGTTGAAAAACGGAGGCTTGGTAGATGAACGATTTGAATATAAAGTTAAAAAATACCTGTATGAGCTGAAAACTCATTCGCATCTTAAGGCACATTACCCTAAAGCGTTGGCATTGGTTACTAAATATCACAATCAGAAACCTCCTTCAGATTGTAACTCGGAGGAATACAAAAACTGGCAATACAGTAAACTGACTCCAGCGAAAATATTACCAATCCTTAAACGTTATATTGTGAATCAGTATGTGGTTCCACGTAAAGAGATAGCTTTGGTCAAAACAGGTTACAGTTTTAAGCTTAAAGGTTATGCTCCGGGAATGCTTCGGGACATTGATAAGAAGAGGACATCTATCAATGACCTTATCATGAATTATGATACTTTACCGTTGGTACCTGAAATGACACCAAAATTGCGTGGGCAGTACAAGCAGGCGAAGAAGTATATCGCACGGAGGCGGAGAGAGTATGCACAGCAAAACCAGCCTTTCTCTGAAATGGAGTGTGACCGAAAATTAGTGTCGTATATCAGTAAGCTCACCTTCAATAATAAGCAAGGGCGACCGGTAAAGTTTACCAAGCTACAACGCCATGACATGAACTGGATCTTTCAGAAACGGTATGCGCTACTGAACTGGCAACAGGGTTCCGGAAAGACGGCGGTAGCCTATAACTTCGGTAAACTTCAGTTGCAACGTAAGGTTGTGAAGAATGCTATCATCCTCGCACCCCCTAATGCCATTAATATGACTTGGGTACCCTTTATGGAAGTTAATCATGAGAAATATAAGTTGATTACAAGCCCCGGCCAACTGGCCGATGTCCAGCTGGGAGAGTTCTTATTGGTGCCTCTTTCTATTTTGGCGAAGCTCAAACAGGAGTTGAAACGGTTCATAAAGATGCGTAGCCGCAAGCTTTGCCTTTTGTTCGATGAGTCCGACGAGATCACCAATCCATCCTCTATCCGGACGAAGCTTACGTTGGATATATTTCGGCGTTTGCATACAAAATTGTTGGACACCGGAACTACTACCCGAAATAATATCGGCGAGTTGTACTCACAAATAGAACTACTGTATAATAATTCTGTGAACATGATGTGTGATTGCAGTTATGTTTATTTGGAGAACAAAGATAAGGAGATTGTTTGTCGCGATATTGCGACTACGGAATATCACCGGCCTTTTCCACCCAAGGGAGGTAACTACTTATTCAAGTCCTGCTTCTGTCCCGCTAAAGCGTCTGTTTTTGGTATTGAGAAGCACAATCAGGATGTCTATAATCAAGATGATTTATTCAGATTGATAGATAAGACCATTCTTACACGAAAATTTCGTGACTTTGCCGGAGACAAGTATACAATCCATAATCATACTGTTGCTCCCAGCGAGAGTGAAAAGGCTGTATATCTTAAGATAATGGAGGAGTTTTTCTCCATCTGTTATTTGTATTTTTCTAGTACCGGTGACAACCGTAAAGAATCGTCTCTTCAGATTGTCCGCCAAATTATGCTACTGATAAGATCCTGTTCAATACCTCACCTGATGCCAGGTTATGTTGGGGATGAATATCCCCGTAAGGCGAAGTATATCGCTGGAATGATAAAAAAAATGCCGGGGAAAGTCGCTGTTGGTTGTACAAGCATCGATTCTAAAAATGTGTATGAAGAGCATATAAAGGAGCAATTTCCTGACCGTCCTTTGTTTATTATCCAGGGTGATATCAATTTTAAGAAGCGTATCAATATCATTGAAGAATTTCAAGCTACAAAGAACGGAATTCTAATTTCGACGCAGCAGAGTTTGAAGAGTTCTGCCAATATTCCTTTATGTAATGATGTTATCATCGAATCTCTACAATGGAACATCCCGAACATGGAGCAATATTACTTTCGCTTTATCCGTCTGGATTGCGAAGAACATACGAATGTACACTTCGTTACTTATGAAGATTCTATCGAACAGAATCTTATGGCACTGGTGTTAACTAAAGAACGTCTGAATGAGTTCATTAAAACTGGAGAGGTAAAGGAAGAATCGAAAATCTATGAAGAGTTCGATATCTCTCCCGACATTATTGAAACGCTACTTCATCGTGAACAAGATGATAAAGGTAGATTTCACATATCATGGGGGTATCAGCATGTAAGCTGATATCCTATATAACATACTATTCTTAAACGACTAAAAAACAACAATATGACAAACTTTTCTATTTGTACTGCAATTGCTAATCTTCCGGTCAGTTTATTAACTTCAGAAATTATTAAAGCCGGAGTAGAAGAAGGCAACATTCGTTTATTGGATTGTCTGCCAACGGAATATATGACCATGGAGAATATCCAGAGTATTCTTCAAAAAAACGGCAACAGTTGGAGTAGCTTCAATTTGAGCAGTCTCCCTGTCGATAAACGCTCGCAAGAGGTATGCAATGTTGCTGTAGAAAAAGATATTGATAATCTTCCCGAAGTGCCCTATGCTTTAAGAAACCAGAATATGCTAAAGAAGTTGATGGGGAGTCTTAAGAATCATATGCATTATCTGGCGTTGATTCCTCCTTGCTGCTGGAATGTAGAGGTTGTTTATATAGGTATCCGGAACCTCTTTATCAGTAATTCAAGTTATGACTATAGACGTGGGCGTTATAACCATTACGGTAGTAGCGAGTATGAAAAAAGGTTAGCTTTGGAAAAGACACAAGTACTTCTTTCTTTTGTCCCTCGTGCAATTAAAAACAAAGCGTTCTACAGAGGGCTGTTGTCACTATCCGGATTGTCAGTGGAAGCTGCAATAGAACTTATTCCTAAATGTCATAAGCAAGGTGAATATCATAAACTATTGGCTATGCAGAAACCAGAGTTGGTAAATGTCGACAAATACACACTCGATATGTTTATGGCGGTTCTTGGACCGAAAAGCAAAGTTAATGTTTATCACTTTCCGGAAAAAAGTGTTATCCTTGCAAAGATGAAAACTGTAATGAATGATACGTTGGCCGACCTGATAATCGCGGGGACACCTCTTTATTTCAATGACCTTCCTAAAGATTATCAGACAGTCCCAAGGCTCCTGCAAGTGCTGGACAACTGTAAGGACAAATCTAATTTTTATCACTTTGTACAGGGGTTGGACAAGTCCTTGTTGACAAGGACAGTATGTAAGAAATTCGTTAAACAGACTACCACATATCCCGAATTTCCTCAAGAAATATGGAATGAAGCTTTTGTTAAGCATTGCTTTGAGTATGATAAAACATATAGTTGGTTTGAACAGATGCCTCGTCAGTTACAGACACAAGAAATAGTGTCAGCAGCACTTGAACATTCTCTCAGGAATATAGAGTATGCCGAACCTAAATTTGTCACCTATGATGTAGCCTGTAAACTGAATCTGGAAATCAATAAAGATTCATACATGAAAGGGCTTAAAAAGTATATTCCTGCCGTATACTATGAAAATTTTCAGGAAATAACCGGGCTTCCCGTCGAGTTTATGGGTGGAGAATGTTCTTTTTCACAGTTGAGAGAGTACAGACAGAATTTCTCATATTGTCTGTTGGGACACACGTGTATCGGATTCTATGAGAAAGAAGCATATCCCAGCAAATATGGTCTTTTGATTGTTACTCGTCGCACTCCGATGAGTATTCGTCCACAAGTCATCTTCAATCGGGCCATTGGCTCATATCATAAGACATGGCTGGAGAAGATGTTGGCTGATTACGACAGCTCTTTTGTTAAGCCCACCGTGGGGAAAGAGCTGAAAGAATACCAGACTAACAGCTATTATAATGTAAAATACTTAGAAACAATAGCAGGACATATGGTATATGCCAACCTGCTTATGGGTGAACCTGTCTGTTATGTAGCACGAACATCAGACGGATTGATCTATAGAAACACTCATGAAAAAATGGTGAATGCATTGCAATAACCACTAAATATTTATTGTTGTCATTAGTATAGTATGTATGGGCTGCTGTGGTAGTGATATCGTGGCAGTCCTCTTTTTATTTGAAATTATCGATAAGTCTTAAAAACACCCGGGTATTTGAATTTACTATTCTTCCGGATAATAACTGAATGAAATAATGAGTAAAGATGAACTTAAACATGGAGGTAAATTACAGCTCCTTAATCCAGAAAAGTACAAAGGGTATGCTTGTCATCCCACAGAGGATAGAACTATCAGACAGGTTTTAAACGCTACTATTGAAAGATGTACCGACCTAAATAATTGGTACGATTTGGAAATAGTATTTGAGGGTGATCATGTATTTGAAGATTCAAGCGCTACGATAAGAGGCTGTAAACGGATATTTGCGTTTCAGTGCTCTGCCGGTTCTAAATGGGAAAATGAAGAGTTGGCTAATACCAAAGCATAAGAGATGATAATTGTACAATATATGAGAATATTAAATACTCGAATAAATTAATAAAATGTATATGGAGAAGAATCGTTTTGATTATAAAATAACGCTAAGAACGTTAGCAGGTTTGATATTCGATTTGAAAGAAGGTCAAAAGCTTTGCTTTTACTATAACAGGCAAATTTGGGGAGTAAGCCGCATTACCAGCTCCAGAGTTCCCGGCATTCGACTGAACTTGCCAAATGGCGATGATATCTATTTTGATGACAATTCATATAAAGGTGTTTTTTCTACTTTATGTAAAGTTGTATCCATGTACCCGAATGAGTATGTATATATTGAGTCTGGCAGCACATTTGCAGTCGGAGGTATATCATTACTGGCAAAAGAGAAGACCGAGGAAGCTATCATAAGTTTTCTACGAAATACTAATTTACAATGCACAGACCCCTCCAGTTTGCAGTTTGCTTTGGCTATTAGTCCGGACGAATATATTTATCTGGAATCTTCTTATGTAGGGTGTATTGAAGAATCAATATCGGAGGATTCTTCATATCGTGATATAAAGCCATATTTAGGGAGGCCAGTTGATTTTTTGAATAAGGTCAGAAAGGGAACTTTAGATATATCTTTGGATGACTGGTATTTTGGCAGAGTGCTGTTCTCGTTAATTCCATCCACTGACCGTCACGACATAGAGGAGGAGTATGGTATTAAGGTTGAAAATTATAGCGAAGACGAGTATAAACAGCTCATTTGTGAAGGATACTTTGAGGGCTTTCAATCAATATTGTATTAAATATAATGAAGATAAACATGGATAAAGTAAAATCACTATCAGAACTTGTCTCGGTGTACGAGACATTCAAATCATTGTTTTACCAGATAAGAGAAACCGAGTATGGAATAATCTTTGCTTGGTTGTGGCCCGGAGATACACGCAAGAATCCGCAGCATAAGTGGTATAAGTCGGCTCTATGCTTGGAACTGATTAATAGTATGATCGAAAAGCTGAACTCTCTTGCAGAAGAGCCGATTAAGGTAATTGATAATGGCGAAGAAATTTACTTGGAACGTTCGGTATTGGGTGAGAATCTGGTATACTATTGTGATGATTGTAAAGTTTGTCATATCAATCCCACCTATAAACTTCAGGATATACTCAGGTTTGAAATAAAGAAAGCGGTCGCAGAGCATCAGTCACCGTCTGCCATCCAGTTGGTGACCGAAAAGTATCGGAAACAAATCGGGAAAGAATATATTGAGGGAGACAACTCCAAAGGTGAATTGGCACAGGCAGCTTCGTGCTATGCAATGCCGAAAGGACTACGCATCTTGAATGATTCCGGTAAACTAGCTGGAATCCCTTACCAATGGCCCGATAACTGGTACCTGCAATGGTGGAAACCTTCTCCGGAAGATCGTATAGCTGAATTGGTAACTGCTGGTGCACTCATATTCGCCGAGATTGACAGATTGTTAGGGAAAGATACGAAGCGACTAATAAATACACCTCGGTAAGCAGTTAGAAAAAGGCGCGGAATGATAATTGGGGGAGGCTTATTACATGGAAATATAAAAGTACATTATCTGCTGAACCGTAGAATTTATGTATTAATTTAATAATTCAATTCATTAAAGGGTAATCATATCGGTTACCCTTTTTTAATACCCTTAAAATAATGAATAAAAACAGAAGAAATCGGATTGTCGAAATTATCGACCAAATAAATGATGTAAAAAATGATATAGAAGATATCATCAGTGAAGAACGTGATGCGTATGATAGCTTGCCTGAAAGCTTCCAAACTGGAGCAAAGGGGGACAAAATAGAGAGTGCGATTGCTGCACTGGATGCATCAAACGAGAGCCTGGACAAAGCGATTGCCAAACTTAATGAAGCTATGAAATAACGGTATTAAATATGCCGCAATAATTTCTCTAAAAGTTTATGTGTATGGAACAATTCAATTTACATAGTTATGATAAATATCTTGTGCAATTTAGCGGTGGAAAGGATTCTACTGCATCATTTCTGCACTTGTTGGACGAGGGGGTGCCCAAAGAGAAAATCGAGCTTTGGCACCAGGAAATTGATGCTCGTGATAAGACGTTTTTCGACTGGGAAATCATCCCCGATTACTGCCGTAAGTTTGCGAAAACATTCGGTGTGAAGATATTCTTCCAATGGAAGGAGGGTGGCTTCAAACGTGAAATGCTCCGGAAGGAGGAATATACGGCACCCACACACTTTGAATGTACAGACTACAGCATAGGGGAAGTGGGTGGTAAGAGCGGAAAGCTTTCTACACGATGGAAATTTCCGCAAGCATCGCCCGATTTGAAAGTACGTTGGTGCAGTAGTTATCTAAAAATAGATGTGTGTACATCTGCCATAGTCAACCAGGAGCGTTTTCGTGGAATACGTACGTTGGTGATTTCAGGAGAAAGGGGAGAAGAGTCGGCACGACGGGCGAAATATTCCGTATTTGAGCCAGATCGCGCTGACCTTAGGAATGGAAAGCAATTTCAACGCCATGTAGACAGATACAGGCCAATGCGTGATACGAAAGAACGCGAGGTGTGGGAGATTATCGAGCGGTATCGTATCCGGGTACATCCGTGTTATTATATGGGATGGGGGAGATGTAGTTGCAAATTTTGTGTTTTCTCCCGCAAGAACCAGTTTGCCAGTGCAGCGGTAGTAAGCCCAGTTCAAGCCCAGCTGATTATCCGGTATGAGAAACGCTTTGGTTGTACCATTAAACGTGAAACTGACTTGCAAACGCTGATTCATTCTGGAAGTCCTTATAAAGATATCACTCCTGAATTGAAGGCATTGGCAACGAGCCGTATCTATACGCCGTCTATCATCTTGGCTGACCATGAGAAGTGGGTACTTCCTGCCGGAGCTTATGGAGAAAACTGTGGTGCTATGTAAGCGAACATTGGTTACAGATTTATATTAATTAATTGTATTCCATTTCCCTATTTTATGAAATATCACTGATAAATAGATTAAAAATCATATATTTGTCACTCCTATATCTGTATTGCTAAAAACTACTTTTATGAACGATTCAATTATCCGTAATATCGTTAATAACGAATATATTATGGACAAATACACTCAAATGAAACGAAAGCATGGCAAAGACATGATAATTCTGTTTCGTGTGGGAGAATATTTTGAAACCTATTTTGAAGACTCCCGAATAATTTCTGGGATATTCGGTTTAGACCGGATTCTCTTGGAAAAGCATTTTTATTATGTAATCTATGCTACACGTATTCCTGAAAGGAGTTTGGAGTACTATCGTAACACATTGTATTTTCGAGGATATGGGACAATAATTTCTGATAGAATAAGAGGGGATGGAGTGCGTAAAACGCATATAAATGAAAGAAACAGAGATTAAACTAATCGTATTAACTCATCTGGCTCCTTATTTGTTTGTCGGTCTTATTGTATTTATCGGTGTTATAGTAACGTGTACTGATCATACAAATCCGATGGATAATAGCATCAATAAGCAAATTGAGTATGTAAAGCAACTGGAAGTTCTTGATAAAAATGGCAACGGGTATCGGGTGACCTATGTAACAATCGATCCTGTGACTAAAACTAGGCTCGAAGAAATACAATCGAGACCGCACCTCTGTGCTGCATTTTTGAGGCTTCAAAGAGAAGCCCCCGCCCACTTCGGCGGAAGCCTACTTGACACCGATATTCATGATTTTGCCCGGTTTGCCCGTCAGTATGACTGTGACGGGCAAATAAAAATACATTGTATTTTTGTACACGGGATTGATAAGATGAATCACTATATTGGTGAGAATCCTCTAATAAAAAATAGTGCAAGATGGATGAATGTGAACACTGAACAAGGCAATCAGTGGATTAACCGAAGCGACGTATATGCCTCTATAAAAGGCAAAGTGAACTACTATCGTTACTGGAAATGTCAAGTGCCTTATTGTATTTCTGAAACTGACGAGCACTATAGTCATTTCTCTGAAGATAATAGACTAAGGTAATGTCATTTGATACTCTATTTTTCTACACTTATCTTGACAAAAAAATAATCTAAAAAACATTTGGACAGTACCTTTCTACACCTTACTTTTGCATCAAAGCAGACAAAAAAATGAAAGAAATCAGATTATTAATTGAATGTAATTAGATATGAAAAAACATTTGAAATAGCATGATCGAAAAGTCGCGAATCAAATTTACTGTGTCCGAAGAGACCGGTGAAATTATTGGATTCGTATCAAGACCTCCGAAAGGAAAAGGTAGTAGTAAATTGAAAGGAGTCTGTGAAGACTCAATATATAGGAAGAAAATATGTGTTCTTTCCGCGAAGCTGAAAGGACACATCCTCCCTGACAAATTGTATGACGTTGAACTAAGGCCAATGTTTAAGCAAAATGGGTATATTGTTGAATCGGCAGTTCCGGCATTATTTGAAGCGGTTATTGAAACAATTGTTGTTCCGAAGTCTATCTATCAGATTAAAATCGAATTTGGATACAAGAAGATTTATTTTGACCCGATAGATGGAAAAACGTCCTCCAGCCGCACGATTGATGGTGTGGTGAAGGTGCTTGATAAACGGGACGACCTTGAGAATAAAGCCGAGGTAATTGGCCGGTTCAAGAAATATGCCCAGGAGCTCTTACGTTTGATGAAAGCCGATGGTTATTATGTCACTGGATGAAAGCTGAAACCAGCTTGCACCGTCCGATAGCAGGAATCTGTACGGACGGTGCTCATTCCATCAAAAACGGCATAACCCAATATAGAGGGGTTGATCTGATAACAGGTCAGGAGCTGTTTTATAAGGAACTGGGCAACCAGACGGTGAATATCGGCGAGTTCTTGGGAGTGATAGCTGCTATAAAGTACATTATCGAAACGGGCTACAGTCCGAGGCTTATCTATACGGATAGCCTGACGGCGATAGCGTGGGTCAGTAACAAGAAAACAGCATCACAGAAACGTCACTCGGATTTGAAACGTGCCGAAGTGTTTTTAAAGGCAATGTCTACTGAAGTAGATACTATCGCAGTCAGGCATTGGAATACGACGGAATGGGGAGAGATTCCTGCCGATTTCGGGAATAAATGAAACATGTTTAGTTGACGAGCGAATACTGCCCTGTTTGGTAGTACAGGAAACTTCTATACCTTTTTCCTAAACAGATTCTACACGAAATATTAGGAACAAATGATTGAAACACAGGTATTCGCATGACACTAAATAGGAAAAATGAATGAAATAATGAAATTCGACTTTAATGCTCAACTGATAGCCAACAGGCAATATTTGGACAATTTCGCCCGGAAGTTTGCCTTGGATGAAGATGACAGAAAGGATCTTGTTTCCGAAACCGTATTAAAGGCATTGGATAAGCGGGATTACTTCTACGAGGGAAACGAAAAGAACTTTCGCTCATGGTTGATTACTATAATGACCAATATATTTATAAATAATTATAGAAGGAATGAAAGAGTTGGTATTGACAATTATGACAATGAACATATGGCCTTATTGGCAGGACAGGGCAGGCTCTCGCAGAGTGCCGATGAGGACTTTATCTTTAAGGAGTTGTCTGATCTGGTTAAGCATTCATTATCACAGATTGATTATCGGATCTTCATGGGGCATGTCAATGGTTTTGGCTATGAGCAAATTGCAGAAGTTATGAATCTTCCTTTGGGTACAGTGAAATCAAAAATAAACGGAGCAAGAAAGAAAATTATTAAGAACTTAAAATGTAATTATTATGAATCAAGCTAAGGTAGGAAAAGTCGTAAAGTTCCACGACGACAGAGGATTAATGAATGGCGGGGTGATTAAGGACTTCACGAGAATTGAGAATGTAGACTATGCCGTTGTCAACACATTCGAAGGAGAAACGTTGCCGGTGAAACGAAGTGATCTGACGGTTGTGGATCGTCGACAACCCGGTCCGACGTCCAAAAGGTTTCTCAATGAGTTGAAAGAAGATATAGCGAGGGAAAATCGGCAGAAGACCGGCATCGAAGTGCCCGACGCCCGTCCTGTAGAATATACTCCGCCGAGTCCGCTGGAATATCAGGAAGCTGCCAAGAAAGTATCGCAAAAGAAGATAATCAAAGACCTTGAGCGAAAACTTGACGTTCGCGACAAAGCACTCCGTGATTTGGAAACGAAGTATAACGGGATGAAGGAAGAGCTTGAACGGTGGAAGGCAGGAACTATGACTATCGAAAGTTCGCAGGAACTTTTAGACCAGGAGAAACTGATATTTACTATAAAAGGTCTCAACAATGCACTGTTTGCCGCCACTATCAACAAAGAGGGCGAGATGGTGCTCGAACTTACTAAAGTTATTAATCATCTTAATGGTATCAAAGACAAATAAATGGCTATGAGTTACAGAATTGTAAGAACTTCTGAGGAAATAGACGAACTGTTGAACCAGTGCTCCGAATCGGAAGAGACGGGGCACGCCCATTTCCCCTCAATGAGTTATGAACAAGGGGTCAAAGCCGCCATCGAATGGCTTTGTGGCTATGTGAACGACCATCCCATCAACGAGTAAATAACCAATAAAACCAAAGAATTATGCCAAAAATAGGAAAAGACAACTTTCGCATTAAGGGGCAGTATGTCGAGGTGGAAATCTGGTACACACAAAAGACCGGATTCTACTACAAAAAACTGCCCGAAGAGGTGTCCGACTTAACTGAATTCGGGCATCGGAGATACACCAATGAAGGAGAGATGAAAACGCATCTTCTTTGTTGCCTTACGGACTATCATAATAAGATAGCTTCTAAGAGAAAAGTAATAGCCTACCACCTTTACGGGTCGGCAGAAATGGTAATGAAGAGAATGGAAGGAGAGTATAACGGCTACTGTGGGATAAAGCCCGGTGTGAGCCCTCATTTCGACCATCCTTCGGGAGGAGTCGATTATATGTTCGGCTTCGACTTCCACGTCCTTTTTGAAGTGACGGCACAGAAAACCGAATATTTCCGCATCATGGCGGACGGCACACCGGGGGGGCATTTCAGGAAAAGCCCGGACCGGTTTTGCATCATCATCGACTGGACAGCTGAGCGGGAACAGTTTTTCAATGATTTAAAAGATAAACTGCAGCAACTCATTTATGGTGTATCCGCCTTCTTCGACCAGCCCAACTTACTCGAACTGATGGATACGTATGGAATAAAGATGCTGGATAGCGCCCCGAAACCTATTGAGACAGAGCCGAAAACAGTTGAAGTCTCTACCGTAGTCCCCGTAGAGGAAGTGCAGGCGGAAATCCAGATTTCGGAGAAAATCCCACAAACGGAACTTCGCTCTACACGTAAGAGTGCATTGGTGGAAGGGGCCGAGAAGATGACGGTTGCCGTATTCAACAACGAAAATTCTGATTCGGAAGCTCTGAAAGAAAAATGCGCATGGCTGAAGAATATCAGTTCGTATGCCGTCTTCTGCTTG